ATCTCCCCGCTTTGCCAATTAGCGTACCGGAGCATGGCACAGAACTAAGGTATCGAACCCTACTAGCAAGGTTTGGAATCTCGCTTGATCACCAGATCGTCCTGCATAGAATTGGAGGAAGGAATCAGAGTCGAACTGACAGCGTTTCCACTGGCATGTCGGTTTTCAAGACCGATTGGCTCCCACGAGCCGCTACCTTCCATTAAAACTTTAATCTTGCTCTTTGAGGTACTTGTATTTTACCTTCACGAACAAGTTTGAATAATTCTTCCATACCTTTAGCGTAGTCTGGATTCTTATAGTCAGACATACGTTTTTCGTCTTTTTCTTTTTGACGTTTTTCAAAGATACTTATAAATTATCCTTTGTTCTGGTACTGGTGGTCGGAGTCGAACCGACAAATGTCACTCCTTTTGAGAGAGCCGCCTATGCCAATTAGGCCACACCAGCATTAAAATGGTACTCAGGGTGGGAGTCGAACCCACACTCATAAGATTCTAAATCTTACCGCTTTGCCAATTAGCGCACCTGAGCATAAAATTGGAGGAAGATACTGGTAACGATCCAGACACTGTTCATCACAATGCGACACGCTTAGCAGGCGTTCCCTACAACCTTGTAGGATTATCTTCCGAATTTTGGTGGAGCCTCACGGAATCGAACCGTGTTCTTCTGTGCTTCAAACAGACGTAGTGACCACATCTACCAAAGCTCCAGTATTCTGAAAAACTCTCTAAGAAAACTTTTTAGAATCGAGTGCAGTTCTCTCCTGCACGAGTCACACCACTAACCCATTCACCTGATCAGGGCTATCAGTAGGCAGGTGTCGCCCTCAGTTCATACGGACTCTTTCCGAATCATTCTAAATAAACTGACTAATGAAATTGGGCAGGATTTTTTGTTAATCTCTCTGAGGGTCTCCTGCAAATCCTCAGTTCATTCAGGAGCTACCTGACAATCTTTAAATTGGTTGCAGAGGCGGGACTCGAACCCGCGTAATTTGGCTTATGAGACCAAGCTGGAACCGCCTCCAGTCCACTCTGCGTCAAATTGGCTCCGGTAGCAGGCATCGAACCTGCCTCCATACTCGTTAACAGCGAGTTGCATTCACCTTGATTGCTATACCGGAATAAAATTGGTGCGGAGTTAGGGATTCGAACCCTAATCTTACGGTTTGGAAGACCGAAATAATACCGTTATACCAACTCCGCGAAATACTCTTTGGGGTGTACTACGAGATTCGAACTCGCATCTGCTCGGGTCACATCCGAGAGTTTTTGTCCAGTTAAACTAAGTACACCACAAAGAATACTCTAAATGGAAACGGTGGAGAGGTTCGAACTCTCAACCTCGTGAGTCAAAGTCACGCGCTCTGCCAATTGAGCTACACCGCAACAAAAGTGGCGCGACTAACGGGAGTCGAACCCGCACCTTCTACCTTGACAGGGTAGTGCTCTACCAGTTGAGCTACAGCCGCATTAAATTGGTAGCGTCGAACGGATTCGAACCGTCATCACTCGGGTTGAAGGCCCGGTATTCTCACCATTAAACTACGACGCCATTTAAACTTTAGAGATTCCTGCGTGAACTTCTCTATGACAATTAGAACATAGTAGAACACACTTTTCAACCTCTTTTTTAATCCTCTCTTTAGAGAAACTCCACATACCAGAGACTCTGAATTCTTTCTTTGTTGGGTCTCTGTGATGTAACTCTAAAGCGTCTGTACACCTATCGTAACCACATAATGTACACTGACTACCAGCTAATTGCCTTATGTAAGCTTTTTTAACTTGTCTTTCTTCAATTTTTCTTTTAATGAAGCAAGTCTTACATTCAGAGTGTAGTCTATTACCTTTTGTATAATACTCTGATAGAGGTTTTTCTTCTAAACATCTTGTACAATTTTTCAAAAAAACCTCCTAAATTGGTGCCTTGGCAGAGAATCGAACTCTATTCCCGGCGTTACAAAGGCCGACATCATCCAGATAAATGCTTCGCAAGGCAAAACTTTGGAGTTGGCGACAGGATTCGAACCTGCATGACAAGGGTTGCAGCCAAGTGCCTAAGACCATTCAGCCACGCCAACATTAATAAAATAAGGATGCATTATTTACTTAGTTTTCTTCCAATAGAAAAGTATATAATATGTTTGCTGTAAGCATCCTAAAATTGGTGGGACAACTAGGATTCGAACCTAGAAAACCAAAGGTATCGGATTTACAGTCCGATGCAGCCGACCCGTCTCTGCGCTTGCCCCAAAATTGGTCTCCCCCGAAGGAATCGAACCTTCACCTTATGGCCCCAAACCACACACGCTACCACTACGCCAGAGGGAGTTTAAAACTTTTAAAATAGATACTGGATGAGAATGCCTCTTTCCCGTGACCACCACTTACGAGGCAACCGGAGTCGAACCGTTAGGGACTTTTTTACAGAAAGTATTTGAGTTTAGTTGCTGTACTCATCCAAATTTTTAACAGGCTGCATTACTTAAGTTCTAGATTAATGGTTAGAAGTTTTGTAAGTTGCTGAAAGCAGCCTTAATTCTTTATTTCATATCCTCTAGTTTAACACCGTTTTTCAGTTTGTCAAGGAATTTTTTAAAATTCTTTCTTCCACCATATTCGCAGACTAATTTATCTGCTGCGGTAGAAGCGGCAAACGCTTCAGGCTTAACCTTTGGATTTTCACCGAACATACCTAAGACCATACCAGAGGCTTCTTTCAATGCAACAGAAGAAGCATGTTTCTTGTCAGGGTTAATGTCAAGGTGAATTTCAAATGTTCTATCACCGCAAGCTTCTTTCAACTCGTAACCAATTTCACAAGCGAAAATAGCTTCATTAACCATTCTTTGTCTTAGTTGTCCAAAATCTCTTTCGATTCGTTTGAAGCTAAACATCTTAGCTCCATGCTTACTGTCTAAGTGTATCAGAACTACGCAAGCGTATGCAACAAATCTTTTATTCTTTCGACCAAATCGTTTTGAGTCACAACCAATGTAGACACTAGATTGGTCTGAGCTATTACGAATATACTCTTTTACTTCTTCTATGTCAACCATTAGTTGATCCTCCTTAATTATTTATTTAAATTGTCCCACTCATCTTTTGAGAGCCACGGAAAGAGCTTAACAAACTTATCTTCCCTTGTCAACGCAAACCAGACTAATCTGAAATGGTTGATTCTATTTGACTCATCCACTGGGGGACTTTTCTTTCTAACCAGAGTATGAAACAAAACTAATGTTCCAAGTGCTGCTGGTAATATCATAAATGCTACGAGCAATATTAAAGCAGTTACTAGCATTTGTCAACCTTTATTTGGCCTCCCGAGAGGGACTCGAACCCCCAACCTAAAGGGTAGAAACCTTTTGCTCTAGTCCATTGAGCTACCGGGAGATTAATTGGTGGGTCTAAAAGGAATCGAACCTGATTCAACCGATTATGAGTCGGTGGCTTTTACCAATAAGCTATAGACCCTTAAATAAGGTTAATCTACAAAATATCAAACTTATTTGTAGATTTACTGCAACACCTGGGTTGCGAGCCTCGGCACTACAGTTGTAGGTAGTGGATATAGTTTATCACCATAGATGCCTAAGATCAAGAGCGACTTGTCATTAAGTTTGACTACCTGTACTTTTTAATATGGTGGACCGACCGGGATTCGAACCCGGAACTTCAAGGTGCAAGCCTGAGATTTTACCAATTGCTACTATCAGCCCAAAACTTGGTACTCGCCGTAGGAATCGAACCTACCTAATCTACTTTGTAAGAGTAGTGCATCTGCCGCTCTGCCAGACGAGTAAATAATTTGGCAGCCCTACTAGGAATCGAACCTAGCCTTCCAGCTTCGTAGGCCGGAGTCGGGGAATCCACCCGCAGGGCTATATTAATCATTCTGAAGAACTCTGTCAACAAAATTCTTTAGAATGGTTGTTCCAACAGGACTCGAACCTGTATTACACGGTTATCAGCCGAGCGTTCTACCAATTGAACTATGGAACAATGGTCGGTGCGGAGAGACTCGAACTCTCACCAGTCAGGTTAAAAGCCTGATGTGCAGCCAATTACACCACGCACCGTTTGTAAAATAAGATGTTAGGTGGGGAGAAATCTCAATTACCTTACAGAATCAGAACCACCTAACAAATGCCTCGGGAGAAGGCTAAGATACCAGACCCGCTGGTATTCTTTGTGACACCGTTGCGATGTCAGTGAGGCTATTAAACCTCAATTCTTACTTATTGTCAACAGGAGGGAGGAAAAAAGTTAGAATTATTTTTACTTAGAGAAGAAAGCGAGTTTACCCTTCTGAGTTCCATCATCTTCTTCTTCCTCGGGGTCTTCATCAGAACCCCCTTTAGATTTTTCCTCATCTTTCGGAAGTTGATTGAAATAGACCTCTCCGGTTATCTCTGTATACTTTTGCAATAGTGTCATTGCAGCTTTAAGCCTTGTAGCTTGAGACGCTTCTTCGTCCTGCATAATATTAGCAGCAGTCAGTATAGCATCATCAGCGTAACCTTCAAGTGCCTTCAGCAATTTCTTTAACTTATCAGCACCAAGCTGTCTGGCTGTTTTCTTAGTTCCTGAAGGTCGCCCTTTAGGATTACCAGACTGTCCCGGTTTAAACTTAGTTGAATCAGACATTTAAACCTCTTAAATCTTTAACTGTACTAATAGTTTACCATAAAATTATGATTTGTCAATAGTGTTTTCATAATTTTCTGCATAAATTGGAACTTCTGTAATAGATTCAAACTGATACTCCCTCTGAGAGAGGTAATTTGGATTGTCTGAAACAAATCTACAGTAAGAACACAACTCCTGATGTTGATCAGAGAAGTCTGACTCTGAGAACGGAGTATCGCATGCTTTGCATCTTGCCATAATATACCTATAGTTAATTTATAAGTATTCTATAGAATAAGAATTATAGTAATAGAAGACTAATAGAATACTAGAAATAGTTATTCTATAGAATAATTTATAGAATAATTATAATTAATTTGTAAATACAGCATACCACGGTTTCCACCGTTGTCAACCCCTAAAAATAAACTTTTTTAGAATATCTATAAGTATCAGCAACTTACAGCGTTGTATAAATTTTAACTATTGACTTTTCGCCTTCTTGTGCTAAACTTATTCATGTGGTTGAGAAATCCCACTAACAACAAAGGAGAAATTTATGAGTAAACAAATTGAAAAGATCACTGGTTACAACCTAAAAGACTTTATCGATAAGATTGTCGAGAAGGTGCAAGAAGGTTACCAGATTAGTGAAACCAACGCTGGTTACCCTCAATCTTGGGGGCCGGGATTGTATACGTGTGACGTAGAGAAGTCAAGTGGTGCTACAGAAAAACCTGTAGAGGCTCCGAAAGAGCCAGAGGAAGGCACTACTGAGGCTCCTGTAGAGACTACAGAGGAAAAGCCTGCTCGTCGTACACGTAGAAAATCATCTAAGTAATTGAGGTTCAATATGCTCAAGCAATCGATTAGAGAAACCTTAGAGACTGTAGTTCAGAGTAACTTGTACCATCACAGCAAAGATGAGACTCTAGCTTACGATGTGTCTAAGCAGTGTGTTACGGATGAGGATGTTGATAAGTGTTTGGAAATCATGCTTGAGCATATTTCTGAGCAAGAATTAATTTTCTTCCTCAAACTAATTGACACAGATATTTACAAAAGATACCAAGACGCTTTAGCTGATAGCCTTCGTGTTGTTGACAAGAGAATTTTTGAAACACTGAAGCTACTGGTGGAACAGGAAGGAGAGGCTTAATATGGCTAGAAAAAAGAATCCGAAGTTCGAACAGGAACGTCAAGAAAAAGCACAACCAATCGTTGCTAAGACTAACAGCCAGAAACTTTACTTGGCAGCTTTGCAACGCAAGATTTTGATTGTTGGTACAGGAAGTGCAGGTACTGGTAAGACGTTTGTGGCTGCTTCTCATGCAGCAAACAGATTAGTCAAGGGTGAGGTCGATAGTGTTGTTCTCTCACGCCCCTACGTGGCTATGGGACGCTCTAGTGGATTCTTTCCGGGTACAGTTCATGAGAAGCTTGAGCCGTATCTAAAGCCAATGCTTAAGGTGCTTTCAAACAAGTTAGGTGAGAATGATTACAACTCTCGTCTACGTCAGGGTAGAATTGCTATTCAACCTATGGAAGCTATCCGTGGTATGAGCTTCGAGGATTGTGTATTGATCATCGATGAGGCTCAGAACACAACCAAAGAAGAAATGAAATCAATCGTTACAAGGATTGGTGAGAATTGTCAGTTGATTTTGTGTGGTGACCCCGCACAGACTGATATCAAAGGTGAGAATGGTCTTGACTTCATCACAAGAATCATTTTCAAATACAACGTACATGGTGCTGACGTAGTTGAATTTGGGCCTGATGATGTTGTTCGCTCAGGTATTACAGCACAATTTGTTAAAATTTTCGATGAGATAGGAGGTAAGTAATGGAAGCAGTATACTTTGAAGGTAATGACAGTGGTGGTAATGCACTAATGCCAAGGGCTTTCGTAGCCTCCGAGATTACTAGTAAGGTTTATGAGTACTACCTAGATTATTTACTAGAAGACTTCGATATGGCTAGACCTCTTTGCACACTACTTCGTGGTGCTGAAGAACATGATACAGTGATTATCCGTATCAATTCTGGTGGTGGTCGATTCGACATTGCAGCGCAGATTATGAATGCTATTCGTGAGTGTAAGGGTGGTGTTGTTGGTGTAATTGAACAGGAGTGCGCCAGTGCCGCTACAATGATCTTCTTGACTTGTAACCAATGGCAGGTACAGCCTTATGGTGAAATGATGATTCACAACGCATCTTATGGCACTATGGGTAAGAGCCACGAGGTAGCTTCTAGGGTTAAACACACAGAATCTATGTTCAGGGAGGTTGTTAAAGAGGTCTACGAAGGCTTCCTAACTGAAGAAGAAATTGAGCTTGTCTTGGAAGGTAAAGATTATCACTTTACACAGAAGGAAATTCTTGATAGGCTAGACACTGTAATCGAAGTTAGAACCAAAGAGCAGGAGGAATTACTTAATGAAGAATCCGAGTTGGAAGAAACAGATCAGTGTCCACAAGTTTGTGAGGATAGCGAAGAATCCTAATTCAGTTAAGATTAAGGGGCTGTATTCCGCAGCCCTTCACATCCCTGAAGTAGATCAAGCTTTCGAAGCATACAAGATGGGAGATTTTATCTATATGTTCAGGAAGTGCGCTAAACAAGAGGGTAATCGTGTTAAGACATATTTCGTCAGATACGATATGAAAAGTCGTCGTGTAAATGACGAATGGGTTATGTCAGGAGGTCGTGATGATTGATCAGAATCTAAAAGAGTTTTATCGGAAACAAGTGCAGAACCAGCATGAAAAATTTGTCGTCAAGTTTCAGGACGAAGTTCAAGTGGCTAGAACGCCTCCTTCGCGTTATTACGTGATCGATGCTTTCGGCCACTATATTTTTGTCAAAATTCGGGAGAGGGCTAAGGCACAGGCCATTATTGACGAAGTTTATGGGAAAGGATTTTACAAGATTCGCTTCATGGGTCTTGAACCAATTGGTAGGGAGGTAAATGCACGATGAATAAATGGGATATTAGGTTTATGCAAATGGCAACCTTTGTGGCTTCATTCTCGAAAGATCCATCCACTAAAATAGGGGTCGTGTGCGTCGATAAATGCAATAGAGTTTTGGGGATTGGGTTTAATGGGTTCAGCCGGAATACAAAAGATGATCAACGCTTGAACATTCGTGAGAAAAAGTATAAGATGGTTATACATGCAGAACACAATTGCCTAATGAATTGTGCCGCAGATGTTCGTGATGCCATAATTTACGTAACAAAACCACCATGTTTACACTGTTGTGCAATTATGAATCAATACGGTATTGCAAAAGTGTGTTTTGAAGAACCAGACCCTCAATTTGCCTCTCGTTGGAATTTAAACGATACTATAGAGTACCTTGAGGAACTTGGAATAGAATATTCTGTTTTTAGGAGGACTTGAAATGACACCGCTAGAGTTACGCACCTTAAATAGATATAAACTACACCCAAAAGACAAGAGGATGTGCAGTTCTTGTGGAGTTATTTTTAAGGGAATATCTGACAACTTTCATATTAAAAAGAAAACAAAAAGTGGTATTTCTTGGAATGTAAACTGTAAAAATTGTGCGAATAAGATAAACAGAGTTAGAACGGCTAAAAATAGAAAAAATCCGAAGTTGTTTATAAAAAGTAAACTAACATCCTACAAGTATAGAGCACAGGAGTGTGGTGTTCCTTTTGACTTGGACTCAGATTATCTTATTGAATTGTTTGAGTCTCAAGGAGGTTTTTGCTTCTATACAGGTGACGAGATTTCTTTTGAAAATATATCTGATTGTGGAACAACCCCACACCACCTTACACCGTCAGTTGACAGGGTTGATCCAAAACTTGGATATACAAAAGGTAATGTTGTTTGGTGTGCATACTACGTTAATCGAATGAAAAACGACTTCAATTTAGATTGTTTTATTAAAACCTGTAAACTTATAGGTAGGAGGTTTAAAGATGAGTAATAATTTTTACTGTGGTGTGGGCGCGAGAGAGACTCCTGATGATGTTTTAAGGCTTATGACTAGGATTGGTAGAGGTCTTATGAAAAAGGGCTACAAGCTTCGCTCAGGCGGTGCTAAAGGTGCTGACAGTGCTTTTGAAAAAGGTATTCCTAGAGCATTGAAGGAAATCTTTATAGCTAACGACGATCTTCCTAGATGGACTCATGTATTTACGGAATACTTCCATCCAGCACCACACAATCTTAAAGATTATGGTAAAAGACTAATGTGTAGAAATGCCATGCAAATCTTAGGACAAGATGGTGACACACCTGTAGAGTTTGTGGTATGCTGGACAAAAGATGGTAAAGATTCAGGCGGCACAGGCCAAGCTATCAGAATTGCTGAATATTTTTATATACCTGTATTCAATCTTAAGAATGAAGATGCATACGAAGAATTAAAAGAATTTGTAAATGGAGGTTAACTATGTCAGGAGTATTTTTCACAAGCGACTTGCATTTCTTTCATAAGAATATCTGCGATTTCGCTAACAGACCTTGGACTTTCGAGGAAAACACAGACAAGCTTATTGAAATCTGGAACAAGCAAGTAGGCCCAAAGGACACTGTATGGCACCTAGGAGATTTCTTCTTTGTTGGTGCTAATAAGGCTGGCAAGTGTCGAGAAGTTCTTGAGCAACTTAATGGAACTATCCGCTGTGTTCAAGGTAATCATGACCCCAAGAAACTGATGGTTGATCTTCTAGATTCTGGTCACATCTTCAGTCTCGATAAGGTTAAGGAAATTAAATACAACAAGATTAAGATTGTCATGTGTCACTACCCTATGGTAGTATGGAACCAATCTCACAGAGGTAGCATTCAGCTTCACGGGCATTGTCATGGAACACTTCACAACTTCGGTAAGTCTATTGATGTTGGTCTGGATGGAGCTAAAGAACGTCTAGGTGAGTGGAGATTCTGGACACAGGAAGATGTTATCAATTACGCAAGTAATCTTGAAATTCACGCACCAGATATGCACGAAATTGGAGGTAGAGGATGAGTTCATTAGAAAGAAATAAAGGAACCTTAAACTACGTAGGCTCTGTACCAGACTATATAGGTGGTATGGATGAATGTGAATTCTCTGACTGGCTTTCAGATAGAAGTTTGATTAGGGTTGGTCAGAGAATTTTCAAAGTAAACTACGAAGTAAAGTCAGATCAGGATTGTTCGTTCTTTGCAGATTACCACATAGACTTTTATGGTACTATTCATTTTCACACAATGCACTACAATGGTGGGGGAAGCCTAGTGGAAGTCCTTGAGAGCATGTTAAAGGAGGATTAATGGCTAAAAGGATAACTGTAGGCACCTATGTAGGTGATATTGAGAAACTTAAAGGCCATACAGCCCTTATCCGATATGATGAGGATAACAACATCCTAGCACAATTCGATGATATGCAATTACGCTATCATGGTCGTGGTATGGGTTTTGGTTGGCATAAATTTGATAGCTCTGACTTTAAGATTCGTAAGAAGAACGACAAAGGTGAGAGTTGTAGACTACCGGAGGATGAAAGATGAAAAGAGAAAATCTAAAGACATTGGTTAAACGTAGTTGGCAACCTTGGATTGTCGAAAGCACTGGTAAGTGGTATACAGGTTACGATCAAACTAATTATTATGAAAGACAGACTGGTGAGAAAGTCAAAACCTCTAAATATCCACATGAGGTTCGACAACTAAAACTTACACCTAGATACACAATTACAGGTCGTAGCTCTGCTAATATGATCTTTGAAGACGAACAGGGCTTTGAATATATTATGACACTGAAGGGTGGTTTTGATCTCGTTAAGCAACTTATCAGTAAAACTATTGAATGTGATGGTGAGTACCTTATCTGCGAGTTTGTTCAAGTCAAAAAAGGTGCCAATATCTTCATTGAAGCTTTGGAGGATTAATGGATATTCAAAAGATTAAAGAACACCTAGAGAATGGTGGAACAGTTCTTGTAGATAACCTCTGGTATTTCACAAAAGACTCTATGGAGTGTGAAGTCACTAAAGAGGATGATGAGTATATCTGTTGTGAAGACCACTACTCTGAGGTTGAAGAAGCACTACAACAAATCCACTATTTCTCAGAAAATGGTGAATTGGAGATTGACTTGCTATGGTAGCTCTTGCTATAATGTGTACTTGCCTTGGCATCTTCTTTCAACAGGAGCTTGCCAAGCATTACAATGAATATGACACGTTTATGAACACAGTACCTAGGTTGCTTAGCATTGGTTTACTAACTCTTGGGGGTGTGTTCTGGACATTCTATTTTCTTGAGTTATGGAGGTATGGATGAAAGGTGTGAAAATCGATAGAAAAGAGGATATGTACCTTGTTGAATTCGATAGCTACACTATCATGATTGGTTACTTGAATATGAAACGTCCTTCTCAGGTAACTATCAGCTTTGATGGTGATGAACTTACAGCAGCTATACCTGTACAAGCATACAGTGTTAGACCACAGAATGAGGCAAAAGAATGAAATACACTTGGGAAGCTTCAAAAGACAGAACAACTGGACACACAATCATTGAAGTTAGTTTAGGTGATAGAATGTTAGTTGCTACACTAACACCTTATAAAGCTAAAACAATTACACCTAAAGAGTTCAATAGGTTGATTAAAGCTTTAGGTGAAGCCTTAGAGACTTTGGAGAAAGAGTGATGAAGCGTCAATGGTTCTGTTGTGAAGTAGCTTATGGATACCTCGTAGAGTTAGTCTACGGGGATGTTCATGTTGTCAGAGTAATAAATAAGAACGATTTATATCACTCTCTTGACCCCAATCTCTACATGCAGTACAATCTAATACGAATGAATGAAGAACTAAAGAGAATGTTGTTCCCATTAACACAAAGCTTAGAAGAAGCTAAACACATAAGGAGTGAATGGAAATGAAACAAGTAGAGGTAGAGGTAATCCCCGGTCTTCCAAAAGTATTAGCATATCCCCTAAAGACTAGGTATAAAGAAGACGATTTATATGTAGGAGCCTTTTCAGATGGTTCAGGAGTCTTCATACTAGACTTCAAAGGAATATCTGTAGCTATGGAACCAGAACAAATAGATGAAGTCATGGAACGTCTAAGATACTGTAAAGAACACTGTAAACACCTAAAGGAGATTCAACAATGAGTACACAACACAAAGCCTGCTTCTGTGATGGCTCTTGCCACTATAGAGGTATCTGTGGAGATAGAACCTTCATAGGCCCCGGTTTAGTAGAACTAACTACAACTACAATAGACTATAAACAACCACCAGCAGACATTCTAAAAGAAATCTCAGAGAAAGCCAGATATGAGAAAGAGGCGGAAGCCCGCAAAGAAGCTTCAAAAGTCTACCCTCAAATCATGGATTTACTTAACGAAGCAGCCTCTAAGGGTGAATCAGGTTTAGTTATAGACACTAACGACCTAGACCTAGATATGGCTATCCATAACATCTATAGTTTCATCGTGGAAGACTTAGAATCCAAAGGCTTCACTGTTGAGCCTAGAAACATTGGCTTTAGAGTAAATTGGGGGTAAGTTCTACTCTATATACGGGGTAATACGTAGAGTAACTTCGAAATATTACCCCCACCCCCACAAAATATCTAGGTATGGATTGTAGTAAGTTATTGATTTATATAGAAATATCCTAAATATCGGGGAGAAAAATTGGGAAAATCCTGTCTCTTACGCTGCGGTACAGCCTAGAAAAATTGGGAAAATCCTGTCTCTTACGCTGCGGTGCTTAACAAATAACATAGGCCGATTAGACTGACTTCTGGAATTTTAAAATATCTATGAGATACATCTTTACAGATAAACAAAAACCTGCTAGTCAATTGTAAGTCAACTAGCAGGGTATCGGGTTAAACCTTTTGAGCTATGCTTTTAAATGCTCATAGCGCCCGCTGTCGTTAGATTGTCGCTGTGTCTAAAAGTTTTACGTGTCACACTACATGTATAAGCAAAAAGCTGTCTAGTAAGCTTCTGAGAGCGATATGCTGGCAATGTATATTTAAACCTTACCGTTCTGAATTGATCAAACAAGATAGCAGAAACAACTAAACCATTTTCACGGTCTGTAAGAATCACCCTATATTGTTTGAAATTGTCAAGCATTAGCGTTATTCGATATTGACCTAACACCTCGCTCTTAATAACCTTTTCAACACCCGTCAGATTGCATTGATTAACTGGCATGGTAATTGCTTGATATACAGAATCGCACATAGTTAGCTTCCTCATAGTTGATCAGAAACAGAAACAAGATTGTAATAGTTTTGGCCTATAGTCTTATAGGATTCTGTAAACAAGGATTCGAGCGGCGTTTTTTCAACATATTGCTTGAAATCATTAAAAGTTTCTGAATTGAAATTTCCCGCGTATTCCTCGAAAGGTACAACAATTTTTCCAACATACACAAGAACAACATCATTGTCAGAGTCCATGCAATTGCCGATATAGATAGCTGTTACCTTATTCATGCTTGTTACCTCGTTTGATTGAATACGCCCTCAGTATAACCCAAGGGCGCTATATTTCAACCTTTCGCAATGATATTTGCTGATTTCTTTTGTGTGCCGTGAACACGAAAGCCTATCACATAAGAACGATTTGAATCTGCACATAATCCACAGTTAGCGCAATTGACTTGCTTACTCTTTTCAGCAGGGCAAGCGACAACCTTGACGCCTCTAACGGTCTGCACGTTAGGTGCATCCAGTGGCAATAGGGTAACTACTGGAATCCCTGAAAGCGCCTTATAGGCTGTTACAGCATTGCTCACGTTATCCGCCGAATGGTTCACTGTAAAACCTTTTTGGTTAGCAATTTGAACCATTTTCATGTTGTGCGGATTCATTACGTGGTGAGTATAAGTAAAGCCTTTTTTATGCTTATTGGCTTTAATGATTGCCATTGTAGCGTTTTCTTCAATGTAGCCATGAACGTGCGGTAAATCACCGGCTTGGTTATGCCGCCACAATTGACCTTTTGGCAATGCTTTGATTTCGCTCAAAAACTGATCAAAGTCAATCGAACGTTTTTCGTTAGCATCGCTAACTTTTCTCCAATGTAAAGCTAATGGGCCTGCCTTAGCATAGCAGCCGCTATCATACAATGGGCAAGTAGTTGGACAGGAATTCTCGCTAGTAGTGGTTACAGGAATAGGGCCTGTTTTGGCGTTAGCAGATACGCGGGTTACGTGAAAACGGAAAGCTTGCATAAGTCACCTGTTGGCTTGTTTGTTTAATGTAGGGCCTATTTTACAGGCCCCGTTTTAAATGTCAATGCCTTAATTGAAATTAAAAGGCTCGACTTTAACATCGAATCCTTCAATAACAAGTGCGGCAATCAATGCGCGCGCATGAGGGCAATTGTTGTTATCTGCATCTTCCCACACAGTAGACTCGACAAAAGAGCCGCTACCACTAAAACCGTGATCAGAAAGGATTGAATAGAAAGTCAAGTCATTTTCAACATTGATACCAGAAACGCGGATAATCATATTTGAATCTGTCATTTTAGCACCTTTTTCGTGGTTGGCTTGATTGCCTTTCGATGGGTTCATAATAGCAAACTGGTCAGAGTATGCAAGCGATTTTTAAAAAAAAAATTTTGAATTATTTTTCTCGTTTATTTTCAGTAACTTATACACTGTATATTTATCATGCTTCTAGAAGGCTCTGAGAACGCCTGTATAAGCTTTTAGGTCTGATCAATACTAGGGCCTAGGGTATGCCTCTAAAATTCGTTCTGTGTAAGTAACTGAAAACATTGAAGAAATTTAGTTGCATAATGCACATGGCACGATAGTTGCTTGTTGGTCAAATTTCATGCAGGTGTGGTGTTTGTCTCCTGCTTCGTTTTTCGCAGCCTACACTTATAGACTACACAAAAAGAAAGGGCCAGTCAAGGCCCCTTCAATATTTATTTTATTATCTGTCTGTCTTGCTTTCCCTTTCAAATTCTGCTAGGTCGTTCCATTTTTCTTGCCAGTGAACTTTTTGTTGACCTTCAGCTTTATTTATGTTAGCTCGGATGAGTCGTTTGGTAATGCGAATTGATCTCATCATGCCGCTGGACTCCATTGTTTACCGCGTGAATTTTTTCTTGACTTACGGAATTCTTTATGCTGTTTCTTCTCTTGCTTATTGAGATTGTTTTTCATTTGGTTTTTACTCCCCAACGAGAACCATTAACACTTGGATTTGATTTGCAATCAACTACTGTACCCTTGTTGCCTCTATTGGAACGCGCCTTGCTACGGCTAGAGTAATATATGATCATGAGAACTTCACCTTATTACGTTTAAGTGTTTTTGCTACCTTTCTGGTAATTTCGTTATTGTCGCGGTCTGTGAATACTAGAAAACCGCGATCCTTTCTTACAGCGATATAGGCCCTTCCCTGACTGTTTCTAACGTGGTCAACGCTGTAGCCTTTACGCAATACATTGAAGCATGCAACGCGGAGCTTGTTGGCTACTGTGGGATGAGTCAAGCTTGTTGTGGTAATCATTCTCATTACACCTTTACAAGTTTAATTTCGATTGCGTCCAATTCATCATACCATGATGCGGGAACAATTCCAACATGATTTCTGATTTTTGCTTCTACTTCTTCCTTTTGAGCTTCAAGAGCGAAAATCTGGTTTGCTGAGAATTCGGATTTCATGGCGTTGCCCTTTTCTCTTTGACTGTGGTTACAGTGTAGGCCCTTCCGTGGGCCATGTCAACACTTTATTTAAGTAAATCCTTTACAATCGTTACCAGATAGCCAGCATTGCCGCGCATTGCTTTCAATACTAACAGATCATTCTTTGTTTTTGCCTCATATCCGTTACCGTCAACAGTCGGTTTCACTGGCACACCCTGAGCAATTAAATCACGGCGAAATTTTTGGAAAGCTTGTTTGGGGATAACGAATGATTTTTTGTCGCCTGCATATTTCATATCTAGCACCTTTTTGGCTATGGGCTGCGTTGCCCTTGACTGTGATTACATATTAGCACACACAAACATCATTGCAAGCATTATTTTCAATTATTTTTCTCGCTTCCTTCTAATCGCGTACACAGGCGCGAGTAACACATAAAAATTTTTATTGCAACCTCTTGTATTTATCTTTGAAGTCTGTATAATTGTTTGTACAGGCTGCGAAACACAAGGTAGGAGATAAACACCGAACCTGCGCGATTGTTAGGTAATGCGAACGATAAGCCATTGCTAATAGTTCTGATAACTATTCTCATTTAGATTTGCATATAGAAATTTCAGGGTAACCCCTTACCCACCCTCGGAATTTTACACTATTGACAAGCTATGAGTCAATACAAAAATAACTATCGATTTTCTATTCAGTATAGCGAAAAACAATTGACATTAATTCTGGTTGTGCTATTCTATGTGCATAGTCAAAGATTAGAGAGGTAATCTTATTGAGGAATTTTAAATAAAACACTTGACTTCTAGGGAGTGGTCTGTTTCGACGGACGAGACAATCACCGCTCCTGCCTGAATGAAAATTTAGATGCATTGCTGACCTATTAGGTTGCTATCTATAGTACTGTATAAAAACCCAGTGATTTACTAAAGAAGTATTCTCCGCATATCTTATCCTATCTGGTAATCTCTCCACAAAAATCTCTCCCTCTATGTGAAAATCTGTCGAGACCTTGTAAAAATCTATCGAGACCTAGAAATTATATGTGAAAATCTGTCGAGACCTTGGCATGGAAATTGCCGAGCCTAACAAATAAACATTCTTGAGTGTATTCATACAGATTATGACAGATACGAGTGTTATTCACCCTAAAAATAGACTATCAGATGTATATATGTCGCGGGGAGCATTATAGCCTACTTTTTAGATCATTTTCTACTATAGCTTTAGGACGCTCTCAGAAGCCCTACAATGATGCTCTATCTCAACTGGTACAATGCCTCTAGCCAAAGTCCAAGTCTTCTCAGACAGCCTCACAGAAGCCCCTGCCGCCCTTAAAGTAAAGCCTGCCGACCTTTTTCTTCTGCCCTGTTATGCCTTACACGTTGCCCTGTTATTATTAAGCAGAGAATTTCTACATTTCCGAAGGAAATTAGAAAAGAAATGAAGTTTGGCTATTGACAAACTGGAATTTCCATGTTAAAATAAATTATACGCTCCGCAGGAATAATACCCTATATAATAGTATTACATACTAACCATATATACTATATAATAATCTGTAGAATTATTGTTAGTATATTGTTTGTATACTGTTAGGTTCCTATTAGTTTCCCTTTCTTGGATACCTCCTTCGTCTTCCTCCGGTATCCTTTATTGAATAGTTTATTTAATAACTTATTCTAATTCCTCGCCATAGATTATTGTCAATATACTGTCACTATACCTTTAATAATCTGTTTGTATACTGTCATTATATTGTCAGTATACATAAAATAAGCCTATAAGATTTCTCCTATAGGCTTTATGGTTTACTTGGTTGTTATGTTAGGTCTGTATACTCTTGTCTAAGAGCCTTATAGTCTTCATCTGTTACTGCTGCTAATACTCTGTCAATACGGTATAGAGCATGTTCAATTGTATTGGTAGAGTTACCTTCAGGGGTTATACCAGCTTCCCAATCTACTCCGAATAGATATTTACCTACTCCTACACCATCACTATCATGTGTTCCGAATAGTTCTTCACTCACATCAGACCATGATCTATAACGGTCTTTAGATAGTTTCTTTTGTAGTTCTGGTACACTGTAAGACCATCCCATAAGACACATATGACTACCACAGGTATGAGGGTTAGTCTTTTCCTGTAATTTCTGTAGTAAGAATGGTGTAAGTTGAAGACTACCACCATAAGATGCATCGTCTTCAGTTACATAATCACCTAGGGTTTCCATAACAATTTCATTGTCTGACTCTACTTCACAGTATGTACCCATATCGAAATTAATAGGGTCAATTGACTTGATGAAGTCTTTAAGAAGTAGAAGATTCATCTTTTGGTCTGCTGTCATTTTATTTATGCTCATAGTTACTCTCCTTCTGTTTGTGTATCTTGAGTTTCATTATCCATATTCTCTGTGTACTCGTCAATATGTTTTTCGATTAATTTGAGACTCTTTGTTGCGATACGTTGAACGTCTTCATTCTCTGAAGCGAATTCGTAGGCTTCTGACAGGCCATAGGCTGCTAACATTGTATAAGATGTTTCTTTGTCTGGTGCTAACCATGTTGCTGCAATAGCACATGTAAATACAATAGCAAAGTTAGTTACACACTTACCAGAATAGGTATAGAAATCCCTTTCATCTTCTTGTTTACTAGTAGCATCCCTTGAATGTAACTCATCGTGTTTGATACCTACCTTAATTCCAGTATAGATAAACATACCAATAAGTAGGGCAAATACCCAACCACCGCTATCGATTGAGTGAAGAATTCCGATCATGTAGATTGCGAATGCTAATGCCATTTTAAACCTCCTTAGAAGCCCTACAAGGCTTTTAAATTGTTAGGTAGGTTACCCTACCAGTTAGGTAGAGAAAAGCTCCCAGAAGTTATCTGAGAGCCTTACAATTGATTAAATTGTCATGATGTATCTGTTGGTAACGTCAGTCAGGTTATCGAAGAATCCTCCGGTGTTAGATTCTGTAGATTCCAACAGTACGTGGTGTTTTTCCTCAATCTGTTTGATGAAAAAGGCACCGCCCTTATTATCAACCGCACAGGTTGGGATTGGGATGTAACGGTTATTGATGTAGAAGTAAGTCAGACCGTCTACACTTTGATAAATCTTTTCTACTTGTGCCATAATTAATCCACCTTTTCAATGTTGAACAGATTCTCACGTACTTCAGTGTTAGAGATCAACCCTGCTTCAAAATCGGAGTCGATATAGAAACCCAAGTCAGGGGTATCTGAGAACATTGCGTTGCGATCGTCGTGCCAGTAACAATAGGTAACCTTAAAAGGCCCGTTGCCATTGATAATAACCGAATCACCGCTGTTAAGATTTGACATAATGTTTTCTGCTGTGATTTTCATATTAAACCTCCGCTGGTTGTTTTTTCAAGTTATTCATCAGTTCATGGAATGACATTATACGGGTATCAGAGCCATTGTCAACCTTTTTTACTTGGTCTCCATGACAAATAAAAGTACTAAAACCTAACCCTCTAGGGTTTGGAATATCAGTCACTATAGCTAACTCACTAAAGTAGTCTACGATATCTACGACCTTTGTTAAGGTTCCGTTATACTTTCTGTTAAACGGTTTGTGTGCTTTAACCATGATGATCTTATCACCAACCTCAAGTGGTTTACCATTACAATCAAACATAAGACCTCCTTAGTGTCCGTGATTGCAACCAATATACCACTTCACGCCATCGATTACAACAGTTGTGTCGAAAAATCCACAACAACCTTGTTCGATTTGTCTGTGGTATTGCTTCCAAGCAGCCTCATCGCCTTCTCTGGCGATACGAACATTGTCAACGTATTCCAAACCATTACGCCCAATCTCGTACTCTAGAGCATTCTGAGCCTTCTGGTATGGTGTTAGGTTAGATTCGTCTGGTGTAAACATCAGTCAATCCTCTCGATTTGAAAAACCTCGTAATGCTCGATAATGTCGGCAAGATTAGCTTTAAAGTCAGTACCAGAGACACAACTGGCTTGCATTTCGATAGTAAAGACAATCATGTTACCGCGAGTAGAATAAACCATATAATTCATAGAATACCTCCATACACAGACCATTTGTTTTTGGCAACACCATTCACCACTTCCACAGCATAGATGAACTCATCATGACACTCTGTAGAGTCTGCCAGTTTTTCTGCTAAGCACTCTTTTTGGTAAATTCCAGCATCATCACTGATCTGTTGACTTCTCAGAAGTTTGCCAGTGTTCAGGTCACGGATTTGAATGATACTCATAAGATGCTCCTCTTAATCTTTGACTATATGAAGGATTCTACGCACTTCCCTGTGCTTTGTCAACACCTATTCCCAAAGTTTCTTTACAAACCTTTCCTCTAGTTTAATAACACTATCCATTTTACTCTCAGGTATGTCAGACGCATTTTCAAGCTCTAGTAGAACCCAATTATACACAATAGCATTACTGCCGTAAACACCCATACAAAATTCAACCTTATTTCCGAATCTTTTATAGCATTCGTGTTCTGCAAACATACCATGCATACCATTAGCATGAACTAAAATGTAGGATTCTGCCTGCATACCCCTACCTTCCGTCAGATCAGGCCGGTGCCTAACCTTGAACGCCCTGACTTTATGCAATATAGCATTTTCATGCTCTTTTGCCAAAGTTTCGTCAGTAAACTCTCGACCATCATTTGTAATGTACTTAACAGTTGTCTCAGTTCGCATAATCAAACTCCCTACATAATTGCTTCAAATTCGTTTACGTTCAATCGAAACATTACCAGAATAGTGATCGATGTGTCAAGATACCAGTAATTCATTTCAAACCCCCTTCTTATCACGATGTTCTTCAGCTTCTTTAATCCAACCCCTCATTTCAGCAATTTCTTCATTCAATTGCTCTGCTACAAGTGTTGCTCCATAGTTTACAGCATTCTTGTAGTGGATTTCAAGCATTTCTAGCTCGTCTTCCAGTTGAAAGATCAGGGACTGACATTCAACAGCATTCATGTTGGAAAAGATAGCTGGCTGTTTCATCGTATTCTCCTTATACAAACCAGTTGGCAATCAGATCATGACGGAAGGGAGAATTGTCAAGAAGTTCTCCAGTATTTAGGTCATATACACACCACTGACCTTGAAGTGCATCCCCATCAGGCCCCTTGTGGTAGCCCCGAGTCATTACAAACTCAGTCTCAGTGATTTTGTTGTAACCTCGGTAGATATCTTCTGAACTCTGGAACATAGTGTTCTCCTTTCTTCGTTGACGTTGGAAGTATACTAAAGCTTTACCTGTCTTGTGTCAATCAATTTATCCAAGTGTTTTTCAAGTTTTTCCTGAGCTTTTAACTTCTTCTGTTCAAGATCATAAGCTTCTTCTTCCCATGCCTCATCACAGTCTTGAAAGTATTCATCGTCCAAGTGGTCACTGTATTTGTAGACAGCTTTGTAGTATTTCTTACAAAGCTTTGAAAGTTTGTAGGCTTGTTCTGGTGTCAGTTTCATATTAACTCCTTAACTTTTGAAGTATCATATAAAAATACGGGAACGCTGTCAAGCATCCCCGTAGAATTTTTTCACTTCATTGTTAACGATGATATCCTCTGGAAGCATAGGCTTCACAAAGGAAAGATTACGTAAGTCCTTGATTCTGCTAAGAGCTACGTATGCCTGACCATGTGAAAAACAACCAGAACCTACATCAATGGCTACATCATCCAACGTCATTCCCTGTGACTTATGTACAGAGACAGCCCAACCTAATTTGATTGGCATTTGTATGTATCGAGAGTCTACAGCCTTGACAAGCTTTTCCTTAGCGTCTGGATTCCATATATCCTTGACTTTGCTGTAAGAATACTTCTCCCATGTACCTTCAACAACGTAACAGATTGTTTCGTCGTCTTTCTCTACCTCTACTGCCTCATTACCATCAGGAAGTGTTCTGAAACCTACCACAACACCCCTATCGCCGTTTACGTAGGTGCCTTGAGGGCAATTCTGAGCGATAAGAACCCTAGTCCCTACCTTCAGCCTTACAACCTCATCTACAGGTCTTTCCTTACCCCAATTAGGCGGTATCTTTGCATAGAAACAGCGTTCTTCGCCTTCCATCTTGCTGTAATATAACTGATTGATATAATCAGCGTCTTTATTATAACAACATAGGTGAAGTGTATTATCATCAGGCTCGTAAGGTTTACATTCCTTTTGGATATATTCAAGAGCCTTCTTATAATGTTTATCTTTCCTACGGATTGAGTTAAGCATCAATACCTGACGTTTATTTGATTGCCTTTTAACATCAGTTAATTCAATTGTTGGGAAATCCCATAGCTTACTACCGAAACAGAATTTAGATGCAAAGTCAAAGTATTCCTGCTCACTGTGCTTAAGAATAGGCTCAAGCTGGTAGAAGTCACCAACAAGAACTACTTGAATTCCCCCGAAAGGTAGGTCATTTCCCCTGATCCTCTGCAATCTCCGGCTAATTAGCACGAAGTAATCTGTTCGGAGCATACCAACTTCATCAATGATTATACGCTTTACAGCGTTACCTGAAAAGGTATCCCACATATATCTTGGAATTTTATAGAAATCCTCGTCTGTTGGAATTCCTAAAGGCAATGCAAAAGCTCTGTGACAAGTGATACCGCCGATATTTAAAGCAGCAATACCACTAGGGGCGCATAGAAGTGTGTTTTCATCATTTACCTGATCAATCACCCAACTTTTACCAACACCACCAGAGCCAGTCAGGAAGATACTCTCACCGCCATTGATTCGACGTATTGCTTCCTGTTGTAAATCCATTACTGTTGTGCCTCAACTTCCTTGCGTTTCTTAATCTCTTCTTGACCAAGAATAATGAAAGTAAATTTGTTTTGCATTTCTGAAGTCACAATCATTTGATTACCAAACATCATGTGAAGAACAATTGGACTTCTGTTCTCAACCTTACTGATAAAGCCAGACTTCTTGACCTTACCGTTAAAACCTACTTCTGGATTATCGATGTTTATAACATCAACTTCAATCATTTCTGACATATTCCCTCCCCTTATTTTGTAACATAGTGTTGGGTGTAATCTTTCAAATCTGTATAGATTTGCCTAGCATAGTCTTCACTTAAAGCTGTAAATACACGCTCATTAGCTGAAAGTGTTTTCGACTCAAGTTGTACAATAACATAACTTATCCCACCAACCATTGCAACTTGTTGATTACCAAATCCAAAAAGTTTTTTAGGGTTGTTATTCAACTCAAAGAAGACAACTCTTTGATTTGAAATCACTTTTGTTACCTTGCTTTTAGTTTCCAATTTTCCTCCTACAGAATGGACAACCTGCGAGATAACCATGATCGCACAGTGCCAGTTCTTCGTTAAGATTAATTTCTTCATCGACAAAAACCTCAGTGACTTCCATGCCACGGATTTTTGATTCCTTTTTCTCATCAGTCTCAACACGACTACGATACTTAGGAGTACGAAGTTCACGTTTTACCTGACTTTCATTTGTTGGTTTTGCCATGACTACCTCTACCAATATTTGTCAATAGGTGCTAGTTCGGGGTTCTCTCCGTTCACAAACTCAAATCCGTTGTCGTCGTCAATCAACCCATCAAGTCCAAGCATCTTAACAGATTTCATACTCAATTCATACTCTGCTTTTCTTCCCATATACCTTTGCAGCATGAATGCAGGGTCTCCCTCTTTACGATAGAAGTGACTACGTGAGTCTCTGTGGACATATCCTGCTCGATCTTCAAAGCGACCACCAATGATTTCTTCAATAGCCGCTGCTTTGTCCCTCAATTCCTGCTGATCTTGAAAACTAATTACCCAACCACGACCAAGATTAGGGCTAATCTTAACACAAAACTTAGGTGCATTACTAGTCTTTGGTCGAGTATAATCAAGGACAACCTTAGATTTAAATTCCCTGATTTTGTCAAGCTTTTCTTGAGGGAGTTTATCAACCAAGTTAGTAATAACTACAAGACCAGAAGCATCAATATAGGTGCCACCTTCACAGCTATAGTTGAAGACACTAGCAACCCTTGCATTATTCTTGTTGCCAAGTTTAGTTACAATGCCAAACTCCTGCCTGACGTAACTACCATTAGCCATAGCGACAACATCACCAACTGTAATTTCCTGATTCAAACCGTCAAAAATAGCTTTACTCATTTGTCCAACCCCCACCATGAAACTGTAAGTGAACTTTGTAGCTTGCCGTTGCTGTAATCGAAGTTCATTCTACAACGATACCCTAGGTCTTGCAAGCGATTTACAACAATTTCGTACCAGCTATCTTCATAAAGAATTGGGGATACCTGATTGAAACCATACCCCGTAATCTCTACAGAATTTTCCTGCCTACAAACCTTCTCGACTTCATAGAGAATACCCTTGACAGTAGTGTGAATCATTTGCTCACGTTCTTCAATCAAATGTTGGTAGTTTTCTTGTTCTGGTGTCATACCTACAGGCCCCTCATAGAAAATAGCTTCAAAGAAATCAGATACATAGTTTCTCAAACCCTTCAACATTTTGTCAATCCTCCGAGTAGAAAATGTGATCACCAATGGTTGCTACCTCATTAAAGTGTTTTGACCAATATGGTGCAACCTTATGACTATGATAATACAGACTTCCTTCTGTCGGGTCAACAATAAATTCACTGTTTTCTAAGAAACCTTCAGAAAACCACTGTATGTATTCCCATGCCTTCCTGTCTGCATACTTGTCAAGCTTTGGCTCATCTGGTAGATGATCATGTGTCCATGAGAATTGATAACTGTCATAGACAACTCCACAAATGGTATCAGGAAACCTACGATCTTGCAAGCGATTGACTGTAACAAAAGCTACAGCCAACCAACCTTCTATACCCTCACCCCTAGCCTCATGATAAATATTCAAAGCTAGGCAATGTTCCTCGTCAGAGTCTGCTGAAGCTATTGTACTGAACACTGCCATAAGACTAAGGATGATGTACTTCATTCTTAAATTGCCTCCGCTTTCCGTTTACGTGCAATAACCACTGCTGTAATGAATCCTACCACACTTAGCAGGATAACTCCAAGTAAAATATAACTGATAGCTCCAATTATTGATAGAACTCCGATAAGAATGACAGAGTTACCAACAAGATAAAGTAATGTTACCAGTTCGTAGAACAATTGTCCATTAATTTTCTCATTGAAGCTGATCATTAGGCTTTTATTTTTATCCTCGTCCACCAACATGAACCACACCTTAGATAGAATACAGGATAAAGCAAATACAATGCCAGTCAGTACAACTACAGAAGTCAGTACAGTAAACGGATTAACTAAATCGTTAATATGTATGGCTAACGGTGTAAACACCAGACCAACACAGGTTCCGATAATTCCAAACACTATGAAAATGAATACATAACCATCATGGTCACGAACCCCGTCATACTGCCTAACGTAATCACTGTTCTGACGATATAAAGAATCCCTTTGGGTTACAAATATGTAATCTTGAAGTTTAATCAACCAATTCATTCTGATTCCTCCTTTTTAGATTCAATAATAATTGAGATTACCAAACCTGTACCTAAAATTAGGCCAACAAGTGTAACAACCCCTCCCAAAATCCAATGTATTTGCCACAGTGTAATCAAAATTGTGACAACTGTAAAGAGAAAACCTACGACTATCAGATAAAAACCCACGTTCTTTACAAAGTAGTTTTCAGATTTTGAAACAGAGCCTACCCAAGCTATTGAAATTGCTGCCGCTCCACCAATCAAGTAGAAGCCTGTGGTAACAAATACAGCCGTAATCCAAGCATGTTGGCCAACAATCGCTGCCTCAATACCTCCAGCGATGCCTAGTATCACCAAAGTGATAAAAGGAAATGCGATAAAGATACCGTTATAATCATCATTATCCAATGTTGAAATAAAATCAATAATAACTTTCATAATATCCTCCTAAAATAAAGGGAGCCGAAGCCCCCTGTAAATTAACGCTTAAACTTAGATTCTACACCATCTGCTACCACTTTGATAGTAGTGTCGGTGTTGATTGAACGCCAGCAATCCTTGGTCGGAGTACCTTGTGCTGCCAGTTGAGAATCAAACACTGGAATCAGGTTTGGATGTTTCTCTTTACGAGTCTGTACAGCTTTCTGGTACTGCTCTGCTGCTGCTTCACCGACGATACCGGCAGTCACCTTTTTGTTGAAAGTGACGGTACGCGGTTGACCATTCGCTTTGATGAAAGTCACTGAAACAAACTGAGTAGAGTCACCGATCAGTTGCTTAACACGAGCCAGTTTCTTTTGATCACACATAATGTCTTACCTCTCTGTTTTCGTTTATGATGGGAGTATATTATCGAAGTTTGGTTAGTGTGTCAACACCTTCCACCAGCTTTTTTCATTTTATTTTTATATGCTGGATGCTCTTTGAAATAACAACCAACTCTAGTAGCCCAACGTGAAATATCATTGTTGAGAGCTACATGACCACATGAAAAACACCACTGCTTACCACCAGTTGTAATCCAAGGGCCATGCTCAACCATCCGATATTCTTCAGTGGTTCCTGAATTTTGACTTTTTAATTGGCTTTTGCTCATAGAAGCCCTCCCAACCTTTACCTACGTTTGAGTCTGAACAATTTTCAAACTCAGGCTTGACAATTTCATACTCATCTGGTAAGAAAAGCCAACGCTCTGTTAAGTCTTCTTCATCAAGTTCCTCTCTAGGAACACCTACACGGAGAAGCTCACTGGTTCTGATCTGTACAGAGGAATGTAGACACTCTGTTGCAATCAGTATCTTACCCTCAAGGTTTGATAATTCATAGATATTGCTTTTAATGATTACCCGCATGTTTATCTCCTTTCGTTTACTATGAAGCTACTTTACACCAGCAAGGCTGTTGAAGTCAACATTTTCTTTTGTGTGCAGACGATAAATATAAATAGCTTTACTAACTACATAATCATCTCTTGGTAAGTGTGCTCCTGTAGCTCCTGTGAAGTCCCTGAAGGCATCATCGTAGAAACCTATATCAATACTCAGGCCAGCCTCTAAATAGCCTTCCTGAAGCTTCTGAAGGGCGTCTGCTTTACTCTGCCAGAACCCATCAGTCCAGATTGGTGAGTCCATCCAGTAATACAGGTAACAATGGATCAACATTTGTGCTCTGAGTCTTCTGAGTAATTCTACATCAACTTTCATAGACCTTGAAGCTGCTTTCGTAGTAATTTTGTATCGGCTTCTGGATTACTGTCAACATTCAGCGATTCAGAGCGACCTTCACAGAATAAAAGGCCAGAAGACTGATAAACAAAACCAGCACTCACTACTTTAATATGCCCGATTCCTCTGACAGTCTCTCTGTGGTTCATGTGAGTAGAAAAAACAATGATACACTCAATTTCGTTAAAATCCACAAAACGAACATACTTCATTTTACCGTACATAAAATCCCCTCCATTTCTAAGTTTTAAGTATCTTACTTAGATTCAGTTTCCTTGTCAACAAAAAGCCTGCCAGAATTACCTGACAGGCTGCGATTACTTAAACCGCAAAGAGCGGAGTGTATGCACAACAGCGCATCTTAGCACCATTGTAATCCTTTGGAACAGCTACAACGTCCTGTGGCTCTACCTTAACAGAAAGTAGGGTGCGACCAAAGCTCTCTGCGTAGCTGCGATTACCAACATGCAGACCATGTGAACAGGTAGCATCAGGGTCGTCGTCAACTTCACTGCGATCTACTCGAATCTCAGTTCCGAAACCGCTGTTGTCGATTCGACCATCTGCACGAACAGGGCAAGTTGGGCTGTTTGCAATCTTACCTGAGCTAATGCTATGCAAGTCTTCTGCAACACCTTTCCAAGCCTGAATTGAACCATCGTCATTGATTTCGATACAGTTGTGCTTCATGAAGCGATACAGACCTTCGATAGCTTTGAAGCTCACGTTAGTCATAAGCTTGTCAAGGAACTTAACAAGTTTCTCGCCACTGTCACGACCATATTCACGAACAGTAGTGATAATGTCCATTGCAATGTCGTCTGGAACTGCACGTTCTGAACCATCTTGACGAACAAACACAACACTTTCAGTTTGTGGGTTCACCTTAACCCGACCAACAGAGTATGACTCAAGCATACGTGTGGTGTCAAGAGCCTCGTAGACAACTTTCAGACATTCTTGTGACTGGTCTGCTTTGATCATATCACGAAGATTGCCAAAGTTCTCATTGTGTTTGTTTGTTTGACGCTGACTAACTTCGCCAGTGTCCTGATCAATGCGAACAATTGTCAATGAATCCTGTGGAGCAGTTACAAAATACTGAGCGTTTTCAGTAACTTCCTCAACTTCAGGCTCAGGTTCAACAACATACAGATCAGATTCATCGTAGCTGTTAAGACCGTCTTCCTCCCAACGTACAAGTATTGGCAGAATAACTCCGTTTTCTATTGAGGCAACCGTACCGACTTGATCGATTGGATTACCATAACCATCACCATAGAAGTGAGAGTCCTTACGGATACGTACACTATCACCTACAGACAGACCTTTGTTGGCAACTGTCTCTACAATTTCACTTGCTTCAACTTCTTCAGTGACACGTTCAGCCACTTCGTTCATTTGCTCACCATCCATGAGCTGATGAAGTTCTACATAGTCCACAACACCATCAGGGAAGCGAACAGCTACAGGCATAGTGTCTTCAAGCTCTTTGTCTTCGAGAGCTACAGTGACTTCCAGAAGCCCCTCATCAGTCTTCAGATTGATAGTATCACCTACCTGAATTCCAGCGAGGAATTTATTAACCTCGTCAATGCAGCGGCGAACAGTTTTTCGACTCACTCCAAAGTCCTCACCGATAGAGGTCAGAGTGTCCTCATGCTGCGTAAAGCAGTACAGCATTTCTACCTTGTCTTCATTTGATACGATTGTTACGGCCATAATTAAACCCCCTTCCTTTTCATTTTGATGTACTGTCTGACTTCAGGAATAATCTTATCGTTAAATCCGTGTGTTGTCAACAGTTCGTCCAACATTGGACTGTTTTGAACAATAACTTTAATTTGCTCTGCGAAAACTTCCTTACGTTTCTCGATAGCCTGTTCAAGCTTACGAGTGTCTACATGAGTAGAGTAGTCACGCTCATATCGAATCTTAGAGCATTGTACTTTACCAGTTGTAGGTAGCTGAGTCAAGCTATTATACATGCTCTCATAAGCTTCAAAGATCATGTAACGTCTTTCATGCATGTTCTTCATAACATCGACAGTTTGAGCATGAAGGTAGCAAGCTTTACTGGCGTTAGCTTCAATAAGCTTTGCCATATCCTGTGACTCTCCAAGGATGCGAATTACCTTACCTTTGTTGTTGCCATTGTAAGCGATAACACCGTCAAGGTCAAGCTCAGTCATGATATTACGCAGTTCACTGTCAGACATTGTGTTGCGAATCTTATCAGAGAACTCTACGTCAAAGAAATAAGACCCTGAATCAACATAAGCCCATTTTGCCTTATTTTCTGAAGACAAGTCAACCTTTTTATTGACAAAATAACGGCTACCTTTTGTCATTACCTTACACTTAACAGTTTCTTCTGCCAAACCACCAGTGTTTGAGCGAGTATTACTCAGCTTACCATCCCAAAAGCTTGAGGCATAGATTACCTTAAAGCTGTTGAAAGTCAAGAAGTTAAGCGCCTTTTCAAGATCAGCAGTCAAGGTTGTTTTCTTGTCTGAGATAACCACAACCTTGTCACGAAGGTTGCTGTTATTCATCAGAGCATCTTTAAGACCGATCTTACGTTCACAGTCGTTAATGACCACAGGAATTACGTAATCACTTTCCATGAGATTGCCATAGTCAGTGGACACTTCACGCTTAGAGCGTGGCTTAGTCCTCCAGCTACCAAAGTTACCATAGATAGCAATGTCATAGTCTTCCAGAATTTTTCTAACTTCAAGTTCGGTTGCTGTTGGATTATCCTGATCAGCAAGGCCAACGAAAGTACGGATACAACCCCGACGAGTACGAAGGTCTGCGATAGAAAACCCATTGATAGTGTAGTCCATAACCACACTGCGCTCATAGGAAGTCAACTTGTTGTAAGCTTCCATAACATTCGCAAAGCTACCTACTTTGGCAATGGTAGTTGCTTCAAAGTTTGTGCGAATAAAATCAAGACGTTGAATCAAATTTTCTTTGGTTCTATCATCCAAAGACAGAGTTTCACGACTTGCTGCCACATCAGCATCGCCAATGTCAATAGAGAAGTAAACATCAGCGCGCATGTTGTAAAGTTGCGTAATGAACTTTCCAGTGTCAGATTGATCATCAACCTTCAGGTCTTTCAGGTTAAGGTCGTAGGCAACATTGCCCATAACAACCTTACAGTCAACAGAACGACCAAAACCCTGCTTAGGTTCCAGATGATAACCGTATTGACGAACATTTGCAACAGCGTCTGCTTCAATATCAAAGCAAAGATCACGGTTACATTCTGGCTTAACATCAAACCAGCTAAGTACCTTGTCAGCACAGTTACGGAACTCAGTAACGTCTTTGCTGGCGACCTCTACAGAGACCTCTACGCCATTTTCACCGTTCCACGGACGTTCGTACATCTTAACCACTTCAGGCTCACCAGAGGCGCTGATTTGGGCTGAGAACACACATTCCTTACCATGCTTACGAGCCTTGACAGTGAAGCTGTCAGTGTAGCTGAAAGGAGTCTTAGAACCAAGGCCCAAAGCACCAATAACATCATTGCTGTCGGTTTTGGTAGACTCAAAGTAAGTTGTATAAACATTGTAAACTTCATCTTCAGACAGACCTACACCAAAATCTTCAATGGCAAAGATGAAGTCATTGATAGGTGTCGGCAGTTGAATACGGAAAGGCACATCAGCCTTACCAGCCATTACGTGACTGTCATACGCATTGCATGAAAGCTCACGAACAATAGCTTCAATCTTACGCTCATAGATGCCAGAAGAAAGAATCTGGAAAGCCTTTGCAGAGGCATTCATCTTGAACTTCTGTGAACCGCTCAGATTGGTGATAGTTTCTTCTCGTGCTGTATCCAATCGCATAGTGTAAGTCTCCTTAGTCGATTACAAATAAGTTGTTAAGTCCGATTACTGTGTGGTGAATTATAAGCACAACTAGCGGCAAAATCAAGTCAATTTGACGAATTCTTGGTTGACGTATTACTACAAACATATAAATCAACCAGCCGATTGCCATAAGTATATTCAACATAGCTAACTCCTTTTCTTAGCTAGTGGTGGCATTGTACCGAAGTACTGATTATCTGTCAACCAATCTCCGATCATTTTTAATGCCTTCCTGTCAGATTCTTCGTAAAAAAGTTTATGCCAAGGCTGAGAAATATACAGATTAACAAACCTTTCGCCTAATCTTTGCCCATCGTTACTGACATTATGTTCTGTAACAAACCCTGCCAGTGTTGTTGCATTTTCACCGTCCATACCTACCTCCTATATAGAGTATCCGTGAATGCAGCGTAGGTAAAGTCTCTCATAAACCTGCATTTCAGTCAAGTCATTTTCGTAGATTTCGTAAACAACTCTTTCAATTGAGTTTTCCCAACCTTTAGGTAATTCCAATTGTGGAGCGATGATGTTAATCACATCTTGAGGAATGATGTTAGCATCTTTATACTTAACAAGCAACGTATATTTATACGTACTTGCTGCACATTCTTTTACGTTCCCTGTGTGGCTAATCATGTTAGCAGTAGCAGGAGCAACAGCGCAAGATGCAAAAACAAGAACAACTACTAGCAATAAATTTTTCATGATGCCTCCTTTAAAACGAAAAAATGCCCTCCTGAATTACTCAAGAGGGCTTCAGGTTTAGAAATTGTACCGATCAACCATTACCGTGTCAAGCATAATATCAACCGGAGTTACAGTTTTCGCTGAAAGTACAGACTTCAGGATTGCAGGCGAGAACCCGCTAACCAGTGCTGTACCTGAATCATGAACAGTGACAGGCATGTTACCTTCACGACCATTCAGATTCCAGAAAACCAACTTAGGCATCTTGTAGCCTGCATTTTCGAACTTACGCTTGATTGCTTGGAAGTTAGTATTACCACGACCAGCAGCGTTAAATTCCATATCAGACAGAGCCAGAATCATAGTTGGCATTTCTTCCTGTGCCAGATCGTTGTCAACCGCTGTTCGCAGAATCAACTCAAAAGCAGCTTGGAAGTTAGTGCTGTAACCAACATGCTTACCCATTACGTTATGTACACGGCTATTCAGGGTAGTACCTTGAACCTTACCAAGTACAGGACGCTCAGAGAATGAAATGTAGTGATTTGCAAACATTCCACCCATACGCTCAGAGGTATAGATACCAAGAGCCAGAGCAACGTCAAGGCAAGTCAGGTTCGGATTACCACCGACATTAGTCCAAGACATACTACCAGATACATCGATCATTGGCAAGATGTTCTCACCAGATTCTTCCATGTAGTTTGGCAGAGCCTTCCACTGTTCAGTAGCAACCTTATCATTACCCTTACGTGCAGACACTACAACATCATGAGGGAAAATCGCACCGGCATTGATTTTCTCAGTACCTTTTTGCAAACCTTCTACATAACGGTTGTAACGTGCCTCGTCGTTACGCTTGAATGCATTCTGGTACATTGCAGCAGCCTTAGAAGGCAGTTTGCCGTACTCAATCTCATGCCACTGCTTTGCACACATTTTCTGCTCAACAGTGTTAGAGAGGCTTACAAGCATCTTACGCCAGCCTTTCGGAGTCATAGAGAATGCTTTACGCAGCTTGTAAGCTACTTCACCTTGACGCGGCATCCACTTAGCGCAGAGACCAGCAGTTTCAGGTGTGTTCAGACCTGCACGAATCAGTTCAAATGCTTCAGGCTCCAAAGGAGTACCAACAGCAACCAGAACATCATCCCAACGACCAAGCTCAGGAACTTTCACCACAACACGCTTGGCAATTTCCAGATGGTTTTCGATCAGATCAGCGAACAGGTTACGGAAAGCTTGACGCTCACCAGCACCACCACGAACATCACGAAGCCACTGCATGATACGTACAGCTACTTCAGGATTCTCACCGTATGCGTTATCAAACATACGTACCAGAGTACCCTTATCCATGTTACGTGCTGAACCAACAACACCAAACAAGTCTACACAGGCATTGTGTGAGGTTGCATGAGTTTTGGCACCGTTAGCAGTACGTGCTGTTGCGTTGCCTTGCTGAATACCTTTAATTAGTCTAGACATATTGTTTCCTCCTTTCAGTTTGCGATAATGCTTACTTTAGCAAAATTTTGTGCTGTAAGCAAACTTTTATTTAACAGATTCACATTACTTTATACTGACGCTCTACCACTGAGCTACCCGCCGCATATCGTTAGTTGGGCGGCAGGGCTGGATTCGAACCAGCGACCTTCAGTCCCCATTAGTAAGAATTGCTGTAGTGAATCTAAAACTTATTTAATAATTTGTTCCTTTTTTGGGTAATAACACCAACCAATTATTGTATCTTCCTTGAAAAACGTATCAAGTTCATCATCCAACCAAAACTTGCCATCTTGATAAAATGCGTCTACACCTTTTAGAAAATGACTTGTGAATACCAAAACATTCTCACACTCATATTCCGGCAGTTTTTCGTGAATTTCATAAACCTCTACAGTCAATTTTTTCATAATAAGCTCCTAGTTCAACAGATTGATATTACTTACGTGTGCTGCCACTACACCAACTCCCCATAACATAGTTTAATTGGCGGGGAGTGCCGGAATCGAACACGGCGTCTCGTCCTTTGGATGGAATAGTAGGATTGCTGTAATCAATCTAATTCTTAACTTACTTCAAATTCCTCTACTACTGTATATTTTTCCAGTAGTTTGTTCAAAGCTCCGTATGTTGGACACTTATAAGTGGCTTGGTCAGCGTTTGCAAGAAGTCTCTCTAAACCAGAGGGAACCTTATCAGTGTCTCTCATGAACGACTTTGATACGTACTGTACCTCATCATCCCAAGATTTGTCAACAGGTTTTCCAAGGGTTGTTTTAACATAGGCACCGACTGCACAAGAACACCAGCCACCACCCCAATGATCAATCGATTCACCTTCAGGTTGTTCTGAAACAAATTTCTTGAAACCTTCTAGACTTATTTGTTCGTTCATGGTTGATACCTCCTTAGTTTAAATTAGAGCAGGTTCACATTTACTTTTTGTCGGGCGTGCTACCACTACACTACCTATTTAGGAATCGAACCTAACCCTCCCGATTGGCTTTAGTAAGTTATTGCTGTAAGTGAACCTAAAGCTTATTAAACCACACCGTTGCCGATGCTGTCAACAAATTCTTTTGCAACCTTACTTGCCACCTTACCATCGTATTGTCCAGCATAGTTGCTAGACAGATAACGCATGACAGAGCCTACGTTAAGGTTTCCTTTACCATTTCCATCCACATATACTGTGTATTCAGTGCAGAGAATACGCTTAATCTCATCCTCTGTCAACTGCTTTGGCAAATACTTTTCGTAAATCTTCAACTCTCGGTTGATTTCACTACGCTGAAGTGTTGAAAGATCATGAGCAAGCATTGAACGCTGGTTCTTTGCAAACTTTTCAATCACTTTCTGAACTTCCTTATCGCTGATAGTATCGTTACCTGAAGGTGATGCTTCACCAAGCAGAGTTGTCAGTGTTACAGCAGTAAAGGTATCACGATCTTTACGTGCTTGCAAGCGATCTTTTTTAATTTGTTCAAGAATCTTACTCATGATTGTCTCCTCATTTATTAAACAGAATGTCTTTCGGCTACCACTAGCCTAGTACGGGGGAGTCGAACCCTTCGTTTCCAATTTCGGCGGAAAAATTTTTAGTTTGCTGGACACATTCTAAGACTTTACTTTTCAACTGCTTTGTTTTTATCGACAGTTATCTAGAATTTGTCAGGGCTTGGTAGTTCTTGAAGTGATCAATCTTCAAACCTATGCTAACTATCTCTGACGGTTCCCATTAGGATTCTCAGAGTACCCTAAAGCAGTTGAAAAGTAAAGTCTATTTATACAGGATGAATATACTGGTTAGATTAAGAGTCTAGTGTATAAATTGCTGTAATCATCCTAAAACTTATTGAAAGACAGCCTGAGAGGCAGATTGGGCTACCTTTCTCTGCTGACTCAGAGCTAACCACATACCCCGCTCAAGTTTTGTAGTCAGTTTGCAGGGCCACAGGCTATCTTTCAATAAGCCCTCCGTAGAGGACTTGATTGTGTTACTCTACCACGATATCGACAGCAGATGCAATAGCTTTTACTTCAACTACTACAAATTTCTTACCTGTCTCAATACCTGCAAGACGTTTAGCTTCTGCCAAAGCCTTGTGGAAGCTTGTACCGTGGTTACTAGGATTAGTTGAAAAGCTCAACGAACCAGTTTGCTTGTCGATACTACCAACAATATGCTCACCACGTTTCAATTTCAATGCTCGTTTCATTTGTTCGTACATAATTTTCTCCTTCTTTTGTTCTTGACTTGCGTTAACGCCCATAGCTTCAAACCACTTCTCAGGATAGAATGTAGAGAATACCATACGACTATCTTTGTGGTCAAATCTGTAGATGGGGGCATGATACCAAGGTTGTGATTTAAGAATTTCTACCAACTTAAAGACTTTACCTGCACTTACACAACCTAATCCATTAACAATAGGTCTTGTTGCAACAAATAAATCACCAATTTCCATATAATCTCCTACTATCAGGTTGCTCTTACTTTACCGTTGAAGTATTTTAAGTGCTGTAGGCAACCTAAGTCAAGTATTATTTTCGACTAATTTCGATATTCTTGAAAGCTTGATTCAAAACATCTTGCTGATGAATCATCAGGCGAATTGCATTATCCGGTGAAATGCCACCTTCAGTCAACTGTTTGTAAGTGTTGACCTGACCTTTAACCATAAACTCACGGATTTTGTCAAGGTATTCACCAAGCTTAGGCCCAAACTTCTCAACTACTTCGTCAAGCATTTCAGTAGCAATATCACCTTCTTTGAAAAGAATCGGAAGAATCTCCCGATACTGCTCAAGTGAACCACCACCAGCAGATGCCTGACCTGTAAATTCCTGCATTGCTGCTAGGATTTCTTCCATTGTAGGATCATTCGCCATCTTTGTCAACCTCCATACCCAAAAGTTCTTTGAATTTTGCAGAGACACGGCCATTGGTTTTTAGTTCAGATTCAATGTCCTTGTTTTCAGCAGCGCGACGAGCAATTTCTTCCTCGTTTTTGCGTTGTTTTTCTTGAAACTGTGCTTCAGCTACACTCAGATCATCCAACATTGTTTGAAGACCCTGAGTAATCTGAGCTACAGTCTTTGGTTGTTTACTTTTTCCAAATGCCATAATTCCATTCTCCTTTGTTTCGATTTGCCCTGCAAAGCATACCTCTACAGGGCTTTTGTGTCAAGGGCTTCTCAATTACTTTTTTGAGATTTGATCACTCACGTTTAGGAAAGGAAGCAGACCTGCTCCACCACCATCACCGCCAAACATTGCTACGTTGGGGTTAAACTTACCATCCCAATTCTTCATAGCTTCAGCCTGAGTAAACTCTACAAGTCCCTTAGAATTAGCCAGAACGCTTGCCTGAGCCTTAAGAGCAGCAGCCTTGGCCTCACCCTCTCGCTGAATAGCAGCAGCAGTCTCAGTAGACTCTACACGAGTCTGATAAGCCTGAGCATCAGCAGCCCGTTCTTTGGCTTCAGCACGACCACGAGCAAGCTCAACCTCTTTTGCAGCTACAAACGCAGCTTCACGTTCTTGCTGTTTAGCTTCTTCAGCTCTTGCACGAGCAGCAGCTACCTGTTCCAAACGAGCCTTATACTTGCTAGAGAACTGCACATCAGCCAATTGAACTTCTTGAACAGTTACGCCATATTGTTCAGCAGCCTCACGAACAGCGTTAAAAGCTTTCATACGGATTTCTTCACGTTTGGGCATGAATTCTTCCATAGGATACTGACCAACTACAGCCTTAGCTCGATCAAGTGCTAGTGCAGAAAGTACCCGACCTTCGTAGTCAAAGTTAGGCCCAAACTGTTCATACAGTTTAAGGATACTATCACTGTCTGTCAAGATTTTATGAGTAAATGTGAAGTTCACATTCTCAAAAGCCTGACCATCCTTTGTACCTACCGATTGGTTACGTGAGAATGATTCTACACGAGTATCGGCAACATGTACAGAGTCAACGAATGGCACCTTCCAATTCAGACCGGGAGTAGCCACATGGCTTACATTACCGAGACGAGTAACAACACCACGCTCATATTCTTCAAGAACATAGAACGAACTCAGACCAGCAACCAGAAGGAATAGGGACATAATACCGACACCTACCCATCCAACGATCTTACCTGTAGACCAACCTTTTTTCACATTTTCCATAAATTTTCCTCCACCTGTTTTTAGAAACGAGGGCCAAATTGTATGTGACCCTCGCTATTTTGTCAACTCTAATTTCTAATTTTATCTAGTCTCTATTTAGTCTTAAAAAGTTTAGGATTTAAGTGTTACATAGAGCTACCCTCCGCTAGTGGTTAAAGTTTCTAGAAAGTGTTTCTCAACACTGGAATTACAGTTTACTGATTACTTCTACTTGTGTCAACCATCTTTTAAAATATTTTCAATCCCTTTCAGACTCAACTCACAGTAATGAGAATCATAATCAGAACCACCCCTTACAATTTCCTTGAGGGCTTCCATAGCCTGTTCTAAGGCACGTTCATACTTTAGAGATAATTCAGCAGCAGCATGACGAGCATCACGGTGACCTTCTTTGTATTGATACTGGTTAGCTTCCTCTGCCATAGACATAAAACGTGGATCACCTGTCTTGCATGGGATGTTCATAATCTCATTGTGCAGACTCATTGTAAACCTCCATAAACTTTATGTGATCTTCCACTGTGTAAGCACGAATACTGTCACAAGGCACTAGTAGAAGTCCAATAGGTGTTGCAGCGAAAATACAAAACTCTGCATCTGTGTCTGCCTCAGATTCCTCACAAAGACACACAGTACCTGCATCAAGTGCAAGGTAGTCTTTGGTGAGAACGAACGCATCACCTTTGTTAAGCAACATAAAATAATCTCCTTGTGTTCTCTCAATGTGTGCACATTGTAAGCACAACAAAGGTAGGTGTCAAGTAAATTTTTCTAGAATCTAAGCTTGACAGCAGGCGAGTAGCCATGCTATCCTATCCTTACAATAACCTTGTAAGTATTCTATAGATATTCTATAAGGTTAATTTACTATCTTCTACTATCTATTAATATCTATAGGTTATTGGAGAATTATTGTGAAAGAATACTTGCAATTATTGTACAGATATTCTACTATCCTGCAACTTTTCTTGTAGAATGGCGTAGTCGTGAACGTCCTATGAGAGTTGAATGGACTAACCGTGAAAAACCAGATTGGGTATCTTTGTACCCATAAAAGGTATTCTATAAAAATCTGTCGAGAACTTATTGACAATCCTCCCCGAGTGTGTGTATACTTCGATGTACATATACTTTAGGGAGGATTTTTCTATGTATGGAACTGAAAATCTGTCGAGACCTAAGACAATAGCCTTCGATTTCGACCAAACAATTAGTGACCATCCACATCTTTTTACAAGTGTGATGGAAGTATTCGAGCATTTCAATTGGCATGTAATTGTGGTAACATACAGGAAGTCTCATGTAGCTCCAGAAGACCTTGATTTCCTTAAAGAAAAAGGTTACAAGGTATACTTCACAGGTCACAAAGGTAAGGCTGAGTTTATGAGAGAAGAAGGTATCGAGGTTGACATTTGGGTTGACGACGAGCCTGAAACTATTGTAAGGTCTTGGGACGCAATAAGAGGTAAATTTGTATGAGTGAATCTGTAGAAATCTGTCGAGACCTTAAGCGTCTTGCTGGAATTTACAATCAAGATGGCCCAAAAGATGAGTTGGGTAGAGACTACGCTTGTGGTATGGTAGCCCTGTCTGGCCCAATCTTGTACGTCTCTGATAGTTATCTGAGACTGAGACTACCGGGAGTTTACTCTATCGATGAGATTAGAAAAGCTGCCGAGACCATGTATGGGGCTGAAAATCTGTCGAGACCTAGGAGGTAAAGATGAGTAGATTAGATAAAAGACAAGCAGCAATCGTTGGAGCATACACAGGAATTTTGTGTGGCCCCTTCAGTGATCTTCATGAATTTATTGAAGAAATTATGGGGAGACCTGTATGGACTCATGAGTTGGGTTCAGTAGAGGTAGCTGAAGAAGTAAAAGAGAAGGCAAAGCCATATTTTCTGGAGATTTGTTATGAATCAACCAACAGTAACTGAGATTTTTGAAAAGCTTGATGAGAGGTTCAACCCTATTATCAACAAAGATAGGCACCCCCGCCCAAAATTTACACACAAGCGGGTTACAGCAACCATCACTCGTCTTGAATATGAGACGCTGAAGACTGAGCTTATGGAACTTAAAGCCCTCGCTGAACTTAACGATAGTTCTTTTGAGGCAATTTATTTGACACCGGAGGACGTAAAATGATTGGAGTAAGTGTAATTGCGGATAGCAGTGCAGGCACAGTGCCTATTGAAATGTCTTATTTTCCGTGTGGTGAGCGTAAACTTACCATCCAGAAGATGAGAGCGCCTGCAAATATTCTGTACGACCAACTGACAATCAGAATCCAGTATGAATCTGATCAAGATTTGATCGATCTTCTGCTTCTTAAAGATGCTATTGAGCGTTGTAGCTGGTTGAATTATAAAACTTTTGTGCTTTTGATTTCATACTTCCCGTATGGTCGTCAAGACCGAGTAGCAAACGCTGGAGAGCCACATAGCCTGCGTGTTATCGGTAGTCTGATTAACTCCTGTGGCTTTGACAAAGTGTTTGTTGTAGACCCTCACAGCGATGTTATCGAAGGTGTTATTGATAACTTTGAAGCACTTACAATGGATCAGATCGTCTACTCAACTGAGGAAGGGCCTTTTGATATGTGTAATGCATTTGTTTCACCAGATGCAGGTGCCTATAAGAAAGTTTTGAAGGCTGCTCAAGCAAAAGGTGTCGATCTTATTCGTGCTGACAAAATTCGTGACACAATGACTGGTGATCTTTCAGGCTTTGAAGTGTATGCAGAAGACCTCACAGGACTTACTGTGACCATCCTAGACGACATTTGTGATGGTGGTGGTACGTTCATAGGGCTGGCTAAGAAACTTCGTGAGAAGGGCGCTGAGAGGATTCTACTGTATGTCACTCACGGTAAGTTTACCAAAGGTGTAGATATTTTGCTCGAACATATTGACGAAGTATGGTGTTACGAGTATACTGGCCCTAAATCAGATCAAGGTAAAGTGTTTACCGTGGAGTTGTTCCGTGACTAATCAACTAGAATTGATTGGAAAAGATCAGTATATTAAAGAAGTTAAATCATTCCAAAGAATGTTCGATAAGAATGATGATGAATTTCGTTGGGTTCTGGTCAAGATGAACACAAGGTTGGGTTACACTGTTATGCTTGACAACGATGAAACTGCTGTTGTCTTTGACTGTGACCTTATGGATGAGCTTGGTATCCCCGAGTGGACTGGTAAATTTGAAGGTTGGCTTGGTCGGAGTTCTGGTGTATCATCCCTACTTGATTCACTGAAAATACCAAATGACACTTACTAGGAGGTTTTATGGAAAACACAGAGTTTAAGTTTAATGTTGCTCTGGCAAAAAGTAGGGGGTTGACAGATGAGGATATGCATGGACTTAACTCTGTGTATAAAAACCTCCATCAAATTCTAGCCAGACCTAGTATGCTGTGTGACACTCCAAAGCAAGCTGTAGATATTGTGAGAGGTCTTGAGTATACTATGCAACTTATCTGGAAGTTCCCTTTGGATAAGTCGTACCATAGCTACTGGTTTGAATTACAAGGTTGTACTTGTCCTAAGATGGATAATCGTGATAGAATGGGTACATTCTTTAATATCATCACAGATGCCTGTCCTTATCATGGTACAGATAGAGCAGAAACTTGGGAAGACCGGAGGTTTAAATGAAATATGTGGAAGGTAATCTTTTGGACATGGCAGAAGCCGGTAAGTTCGACATTATTGTACACGGCTGTAACTGTTTTAACACTATGGGTTCAGGTATTGCTGCTCAAATAAGGCAGAGATACCCTAAAGCTTATTTGATTGATCAAATGACTCAGAAGGGTGATAAGTATAAGCTTGGTATGTTTACTCAGGCTCATGTTAATGGTTGGTCGGGGGTTTCACACAATGTACCTCCAAAAATTAACAGCAAGCCATACAACTTCACTGTTATCAACGCATATACTCAATACCGATTCGCTCCAAGAAATCTGGTACACGTTGATTACGATGCTGTTGGTCAGGTGTTCAATCAGATTAAATTGCTGTATGATATGAATCCACAAGCACCTTGTCGTATTGGTATCCCTAAAATTGGTGCTGGACTTGCTGGTGGTAATTGGGATATGATTGAGGAGATTATTGATTTGATCGGATTTAGCGATCTTACTTGTGTAATTTATAAGGAGGACAAATGAAAGATACTCTGATCAACTTAAGAGATTGGTTCTGGAATCAAGAAGTACCAATAATTGACAAGATATGTGCTGTTGTAGTACTATTTGTAGTAGTCGCAATGGTCTGTGGCCTTATATTCGCATTTATTGTAGGGCTATTTGTTCAGACAAAGGCTGTACTTACATCTTTGTTATTCGTAAGTATCGTACTGTCTTTTGTACACATACTTGTTAAATACATAGATTAGGAGGGAAATTATGAACAAACAACACCCAATGACGCAAACAGATTTTTACAAAGTAAACCACAAGTTCCAGTATCCTGAAGGTACTGAACTAGTTTTCTCTAACTTTACTCCACGTAGCGGTAAGCACTTTGGTCGTGATGTAGATGGAGTTGTATTTGTAGGTCTTCAGAAGTTTATTCTGGAACACTTGATTGAAGAATGGAACGAGAACTTCTTTAATGTTCCCTTAGACAATGCTGTTGGTTATTACCGCAGCCGTATCGAAACTTCACTTGGCCCCGATGCCATTGATTTTTCACACATTGAAGAATTGCACAACCTTGGCTATCTGCCGCTGCGTATTCGTGCGCTGCCTGAAGGTACAATTGTTCCTTTCAAGGTTCCAATGTTTACTGTAGAGAATACACTGCCAGAATTCTTTTGGTTGACTAACTACATTGAAACTGTTATGTCTGCTGAAATCTGGAAGCCCTCTACTGTCGCTACCATTGCTCGGGAATATCGTAAGATTCTTGAGAAGTATGCAGAAGAAACTGGCGCAGCTAAAGAAATGATCCCGTTCAGCGTACACGACTTTTCTATGCGTGGTATGTCTGGTCGTGCTGATGCTGCAAACAGTGGTGTAGGGCACTTGCTGAGTTTTGTAGGAACTGATAACATTCCTGCTATTGATACTTGTGAGCGTTACTATGGAGCAGAGCCTACAGAAGAACTGATTGGTACTTCTATTCCTGCTTCAGAACACTCTGTAATGTGTGCTGGTGGTAAGGAAGACGAGTTCAATACCTACAAGCGATTCATCACAGAACTGTATCCGAATGGCCTTGTAGGTATCGTTTCAGATACTTGGGACTTGTGGAAGGTTCTAACTGAGATTGCACCAGCATTGAAAGATGAAATCATGAAGCGTGACGGTAAGGTAGTCTTTCGTCCTGATAGTGGAGACCCTGTTGATATCATCTGTGGTCTGCCAGAAGGCTCTTATCGCCGTACTCGTGACGGTGTGCCTTACCCACTGGAAGCTTGGGATGGTGCTGCATTCAAAGGCGGTTGCGAACCTCTGAGCGAGAATGTTATCAAAGGGGCTATTCAAATCCTTTGGGAGCAATTCGGTGGCACTGTTAACGAGAAAGGTTACAAAGAGCTTGACAGCCACGTTGGATTGATCTATGGTGACTCTATTACTTTGGAACGCTGTAAGCAAATCTGCCAGCGTCTTAAAGACAAAGGCTTTAGTTCAGGTAACGTAGTCTTCGGCGTAGGTTCATATACTTACCAGATGATTACTCGTGATACTTTTGGTATGGCTATGAAGGCAACTTACTGTGAAATCAACGGCGAGGGTAAGGAAATTTTTAAAGACCCTGTGACTGATGATGGGACTAAGAAGTCTGCTACTGGTCTACTGATGGTTATCAAAGACGAGGAAATTCAAGGCAACATGCTGAAACTAGTTGACAGAGTTGGCTGGTCTGATGTAAACTCAGAGAGTAACGAATTGAAAGTTGTATTTGAAGATGGTGATATGAAACGTCTGCAAACACTGTCACAGATTCGTGAACGAGTTTCTAAGTCATTCTAAATAGGGAGAAAAATGAGTCAACAAGAAGGTGATACTTATAAAACACACCTTCCCTGTCCTCATGAGGGTTGCGGTTCTTCGGATGCCGTAACCCTTTACAAGAAGCTCGACAAGAAAGGTAATGAGTTTATAGACGGTTACTGCTTCGCCTGTGGTGATAGTGGTGGTAAGGGCTATATTCCACCAAAACTTGTCGAGACCTTCTATGGTGAGGATTTTGAAGGAGTAATAGAGGCAGATGATAGTTGGGAGGATCATAACCAAGTGGTAGAAGAATTAGATGATGTTTTAGAATTAGAATGTCGTGGTGATCGAAAGCGTAAACTGAAAAAGCCAATCAACGAAATGTATGGTGTACGCACAGAGTTCGATGCAAACGGCAAACCCTTCAAGCGTTACTATCCAGTAACAAAAGGCGGTGAGATCGTCGGCTATAAAGTCAGAAATCTCTCAGTTCCTAAGAAAGACAAACGACACTTCCGAGCGATTGGTAGTGTAAAAAATGATTGTGAAATGTTTGGTCAACATCTTTATCCGAAAGGTGGTAAGTTCCTCATCATCGTAGGTGGTGAAGAAGATGCTATGGCTATGAAACAAACCATGATGGAGAAGAACCCTAAGTATGAAACTCCTGTAGTTTCTGGTGTGACAGGGGAACCTTCTACAGATAAGCAGGTCAAAGCAAACTATGATTGGGTGACTTCTTTCGAGAAAGTTATCATCATGCTTGACAATGACGAAGCTGGTAAAAAAGCCGCTGAAGCTGTTGCAAAGCTATTGAAACCGGGGCAAGCACATATTGCTGATCTTCGACTGAATGACCCTTGTGATTACGTAAAGGATGATCTTCAGGACGAACTATACCAAGCCTTCTGGAAAGCTGCACAGCATGGTAAATACACTCCTGCTGGTGTTGTAGGTAGTAGTCAAACTTTTGACGCTTTGATGGAAAGAGCTAATTGGGTTAAGCTAGGTTTGCCTGCTTTCGCTGCTCGTCTTCAACAAATGATGAATGGTGGTTTTGCTTTAGGTGAGATTATCAACGTAGTTGCTGCGAGTTCAGTAGGTAAAACTACGGTTGTAAATGAGTTTCTTTATCATTTCGTTTTCAATTCAGAGCATAAGATTGGTGTTATTCCTCTAGAGAGTGATATGGGTGAACTTATCGAGAACTTGGTAAGTGTACACCTTGGCATCAAACTTGCTAACATGGATGATGAAGAAAAACGCGAACTTTACCAGACCGAGAAGTTCAAGGATGCTTATGATCAACTTACTAAGCTACCTAATGGTGAGGATAGATTTATTATTCTTGACCATCAAGGTGATGTATGTGACGATGATCTTAAGAATAAGATTGAATACATGGTTAAGGGTTGTGACTGTAAGGGTATCATTCTAGACCCTCTGACACTCGCTTTAAGCGGTAAACAGAACGAAGGTATGGATGAGTTTATGTCATGGCTACTTCGCTTTGTAAAGCGTGAGAAGATTGTTCACATTAACGTAGCTCACGTTCGTAAAAGTGGTTCTGGAGCTAAGGCTAACTCAACTGGTGCTGACATTCACGAAGAAGATATTAAGGGTTCAGGTTCTATCTTCCAAGTTGGTATGGTCAACATTCTTTTGATGAGAGACAAAGAACACCCTGACGAGAGAGTTCGTAACACAACTAAGGTTGTTGTAAGTAAAGCCCGTAGGACTGGTAATACAGGCCCTGCTGGATGGTGGTTCTACAACAATCAAACAGCAAGACTTGAGGAAGGGTATGACCCTGAAGGTGACTATAGCGATGATGAGGAAGACTTCGGAATGCTTGGTGCCTACACTCAAGAACACGTAGATGAACCAGCCTCCTATTAATTAGGGGGCTACTCATCCGAACACAACTAGAATCAACTAGGAGTTAGTATGGAAGTAGTATTTGACATTGAAGCTACTGGCTTACTTGATAGCAGTAGTATAAATTATAACCAATATCCTTTCAAGTTGAAACCAACATTTATGGTTCACTGTATTGTAGCAAAGGATGTTAAGTCTGGAATGATCTATAAATTCACACCAGAAAACCTTTGGGACTTTCCTGAGTTCTTTAAGAAGTGTACTAAGGTAATTGGTCACAACATTATTGACTATGACTTGCTTGTAATTGAGTTGGTATTTGGTCTGAAATTTGATGCAGACCCTTTCACAATCGATGGTAAAGAAGTAGAGATTTGCGACACACTTGTACTAAGCAAATTGCTGAATCCAGATCGCTTAAGTGGTCATGGTCTTGAACCTTGGGGGGATCGACTTTCTTTCCACAAAGACGACTTTGGTAAACAGTCTGATTGGTCTGAGTATTCTGAAGCAATGCTTAAGTATTGTGTACAGGACGTTAACTTGAACCATAAAGTCTATGATCACTTGATGATTCAAGAGTGGCGTAGTTGGGATTGGTCTGAAGCGTTTTGGTTGGAACAAACTATTCGTTACTATGTGACAATTCAAAGTCACTTTGGCTTTAGATTTAATCGAGAGCTTGCTGAGTGGTGTGTTGAAGACCTTGACGAGAAGATGGCAACAATTGAGGCTAAGATTGAACCTCTGCTGCCTGCAAAACCAATGACTAAGACCACTGCTAAGAAGTTTATACCGCCTAAGATTCAGGTTAAGAAAAGCGGTGAGTTGTCACAACACATGATTAACTTCCTTGAGAAACATGAAATGGAATATTCTCAAGATGATTATGGAGATTGGTTGGCAAAAGGTTTTGGAAAGGAGTGGTCGATTCCGATGCCACAAGAACCTGTGTTGGGCACAGAACCTATGAAGTTGGCTGATCAGGATGCTATTAAGCAATACTTGATCTCTCAAGGATGGGAACCTTCTGCTTGGAAAGAGAAAGATTTGACTCTCGACTCTAAGAAGAAGAAGCAAAACTTCGTCAAGTTCAAGGCTGCTTGTGAGCGTTACATCGAGCAGACTATGGAAAGTGAGTACATGAAGCCAAGGCTTAAGCATCTTAAGATTAAGCCACAGGAGTTCCGTAAGAAGCTTCTAAAGCATGATCGAGAGAGACCTTTGCGTGTACTTTCAACTCCGTCTCTGACTGTTGGTACAGACAAACAAATCTGTCCAAACCTTGTAGAGCTTGGGAGTAAATTTGACTGGATTGGCGATCTTGTATTGTGGTTGACATATCGCCACAGACGTAATGCTATTAAGTCTGAGAAAGGTACAGGATGGTTGAACGATGACAGAATATATCAAGATGGACGTATATCGACACCGGCTGATACCGCTGGTACAAATACCTTCAGATATACACATAAGGATGTTGCCAACGTCCCGAGGGTATCCAGTACATACGGTGAGTTTATTCGTGCGTTATTCGGAGTCCCTGAAGGACAGTACCAGATTGGTTCAGACGCTGCTGGCTTAGAGGCTAGGGTCGAGGCTCACTTCACTAAGCAATTTGAAGGTGGTGATGAATATGCTACGGCTTTGATTTCTGAGAAGCCTCATGACATTCACACAGTTAACGCTGCAAAGATGGATGTTACAAGGGATACAGCTAAAACTCTGAAGTATGCAACAACATACGGCGCACAGGCTAGAAAAATTGCCAAGACCCTTGGTGTTAGTCTGGCAGAAGCTGAGAAAATCTTTGAAGACTTTTGGGACGCTTCACTGCCTCTCAAGATTTTGAAAGAACGTGTTGCAACTTACTGGAAAACCAAGGGACGTAAGGTGTTTATCAGAGGTATCGACGGTCGTAAGCTTATGACTCGTTCAGAACACTCTCTGTTGAACGTGTTGTTCCAAAGTACAGGTGCTATCGTAATGAAGCGTCAGATGGTTCTCTACATGCGTAGGCTTAAGAAGCAAGGTCTTTACAGCAATCCTTTCAGGGATTCTGAGATTAAAGCTTCACAGATGATTCACTATCACGACGAATGTCAGTGGCAGGTCTCACCAGAGCTTATCGATATGTATGAGTTTAACACCAAAGAAGAAGCTGAAGCTTTTGAAATTGAAGGTAAAGTTCTAAGTAACGTGCATGAGAAGGATGGTAAGTTTGTGAGAGGTTGGTCAATTATTGGTCAGACATTTGCTGAAACTATGGCAGAAGCTGGTGAATACTACAACTTCCGTGTCAATCTTGCCGCTGACTATGACATTGGAACTAATTGGGCAGAATGTCACTAATGAACCTAAAAGAACTTATTGAAAAATATGGAGAAGACTTAGAGGTTTACTTCTTAGTTCACTCCTGCGGGCAAACCTCCGAGTTCAAATTGGAAGAATCCGATATAGAGGAACGCGAGGGTAAGTTGATTATATTGAGTGATCTCAATTAAAAAATTCTATCGTGGGGTTGACTTTCATAGGTTCTCACGATAGACTATCTATACAGTGTGAGGAAATTTAATAGGAGGAATTAATTATGGCAGGTAAAACAGGTCGTAACGGTAACGCTCAGAAGAACTACTACGGTTCTTACCCGGCAAAGGCTGCGAAGAATCGCAAGAAGCGCCTTGAGCGTCACCAGAAGAACCATCCAAACGATAAGCAAGGGGGTAGCACTGCCTACCGTCTGAAGAAGCCTGAGAGTGTTTCTGGCTGGCTTACTCCGAAGATGGATCAGTTGCTGACTCCGGTACAAACTACACCAATCACCATTAAGCGTGATGATGGTAAGAAGGAAACTATTATTCCTGAGTGTGCTGAGTCTCTAAAGGATATGACTAAAGCAGAAAGAAAGAGATTCGCCTCTCTTTACGCTAGGGCGCGAAAAGTCCACAGTCATAATGCCAGTTTTGGCAATGGTAAAAAGCGAAAATAAAAGCTAAACATTTAATAGCATAAAACTTTAATAGCAAAATAGGAGAAGCTAATTATGGCAGTATTGAAAGATGTAGTTCTGGCTTACGTTAAGATTCAACAACCCGCTCAGAAGTATGAGACTGAAGGTGCACAAAACACCGAATGGACTGTTGATTGTATTATCGATGAGAAGACAGCTAAACGCTGGAAAAAAGAATTCAAGAAACAACCTCCAAAGGAGTTTGACAACAAAGAATTCAAGGAGGTCTTTAAGATCGACCCTCCGTATCCTGAGCAAGAAGAACAGTATGTTGTGAAGCTTAAGAAGGATACTCACTACAAAGATAAGGAAACTGGTCGTCTGAAACAGTTTGACCCGAAGTATCGAGTTAAGGTGTACGAGAAGATTGGTTTGAGCGAAGACGGTAAGCCTTTGCTGAAGGACATTACTAAGTTGAAACTGGTAAGTAACGGTTCTACTGGTGTGGTAATGTACGATGTTATCACCAATAAATTTGGTACTTTCGCAAAACTTAAGGCTGTTCGCGTTGACAACCTTATCGAGTACCAAGCTGCTGACAGTGTTGATGAACTTGGTGAGGTCGTTGAAGGTGGCGACTACAGTTCTGAACCAGAAGACGCTGACGACGATGATTTCGGCTCTGATGCCGGAGACGCTGAAGGTGACGACGACGACGCTCCGTTTGACCCTGACGAAGACGACAGCGATTACTAATAGATTTGGGGCGGCTTCGGCTGCCCCTTTTCTTTTGCAAAGGAGAAAATATGTTTGATACCGTAGCAATTGATGGTGATATTCTTGTTTATCGTGCAGCGTCTGTTGGACAACATGTTTATTACGATATTTATGAAGATGAAGAATTAGTTGATACATTTGAATATAGTAAAGAAGCAAAAGGTTACTTGAAAGATCAATCAGAATTCTTTATGGTTGACACAACTCTTTATGAGATTAGACCTAGAACAGTCTTCTTTGAAGAAAAGGAAGCATTAGCAGCTTTCGATATGCAAATGAAAGCTTTGAAAAACAACCTCAAAGCAGATAAGTACAAATTGTATCTCACTGGCAAGGGCAACTATAGAGAGGAAGTTGCTACAGTTCTTAAATATAAGGGCAACCGTGAGCATACAGAGAAACCGTATTGGTTTTACAATGTAAGGGACTACGCTATTAAGAAGTATGGGGCTATTGTTGTTGATGGTAACGAGGCTGATGATGCGTGTTCTGTCATTGCCTACCGAGGATACCTCGCCAACCCACAGAACCCAACAACAGTTTGTGCATCCGTTGATAAAGACTTACGAAATACTCCGGGTTATCATTATCATCTAGATAAAGATGATGAACCACAACTTGTAACACTTAAAGAAGCTAATCGTGGTTTTTACCAACAACTTCTTAAAGGTGATAAGACCGTAGATAACATTCCCGGCTGTCAAGGCTTATCAAAAGCAATCGCTAGTAAGTATGGTGTCAGAAAGATTGCCACAATTGGCGATAAAGGCGCTGAGAGTCTTCTAGAGGATTGTGTTTCTGAAAGGGAACTTTATGAGCGTTGTTATGAGATTTACCACGCATGGTACTCTGAGCAAAAGTGGGACGACAAAACACAGACTGGTTGGGATGAAGAAACTGAAACATACCACTACAAAGGTTGGAATGAAGTGAGATACGAAAGAACTATTGATGAGATTATCAAAGAGCAGGCTGATCTTCTTTGGATGCAAAGAATGAAAGGTGATCGTTGGGAGATTCCTAGTGTCTAAGGTTCTTAGGATAGACTGCCCTGTGGTAGTTCTTATCCCTAGGAAAACAAAAGAACCTAAGAAGTTCCGAGTAAACCTAAATTATACAAACAATGCACACTATCTTGAGTACAACAAAGCTAAGAAGTTGTTTAAAGATATGGTAGAGCAAATACTGAAAGATACTGGTCAAGATCATATTAAGTTTACAAAACCAGTTGATGTTACAGCAAAGCTTTACAAGCAAAGTAGAAGAAGATCAGATAAACATAACTTCATTGCTGCTAACACCAAGTTTCTATACGATGCTTTAACAGAGCTTGGTGTTCTTATTGACGATAATGATGATTATGTGAAGATGGAAGTCCTACACGAAACTGAAGTGGATAAAGATAATCCTAGAGTTTCATACGTATTTACTGAAAGAGACGAGGTATAAAATGGAAATGACAGAAATTCAAGAAAGAGTATTAGGAATGCTTGCTGATGGTTATTCCTACAGAGCAGTTGAGAAGATCACAGGTATCCCTAAGTCTACTGCTTGGGATTGGAAGAAAGCTTTTGGTAGTGAACCAACCAAACAGGAAAAACCTAAAGCAAAGATTCTTGTACTTGACATTGAAACAGCACCAACACTTGCATGGGTTTGGGGAAGGTTTAAGCAGAATGTTGGTCAGAATCAGGTAGCTCAAGAAGGTTACGTTCTCACTTGGGCTGCTAAGTGGCTTGGCGATGATACAGTTGCATCTGACTCGCTGCATTACTACCCTGAGAATATGGAAAATGAAGATGATCAACCATTGATTGCATCTATCTATGATATGATCAACGAAGCTGATATTATCATTGCTCATAATGGTGATCGTTTTGATATGCCTACGTTGAATGCTCGTATGCTCTATCATGGCTTCAAACCACCTAAGCCGTATAAGACAGTTGACACTTTGAAGATTCTAAAGCAACGCTTCAGATTCCCTTCAAACAGGCTTGATAGTGTGTGTGAGTATCTTGGTATTGGTAATAAGGTACAGACTGGTGGGTTTAGCCTTTGGTCACGTTGCATGAATGGTGATGAATCAGCCTTCGAGGAAATGCTTGACTATAATGTGTACGATGTTGTTTTGCTTGAAAAACTTTACAAGAAAGTGGCTCCGTGGTACTCTACACATGTAAACGTAGCACAGTACGTACAGACAGGTCAGAAGTCCTGTACAGTGTGCGCTTCAACTGACTTGGTTAAGAACGGAACAGTCAGCACGAACCTGTCAACTTTTGACGCTTATCAGTGTAAAGAATGTGGACACTGGAACCGTGGTCGTGTAAACTTGAAGACAAAAGAAGAAATGGAAAACACTCTAATGAACGTAGCAGGAGGTTAATTAATGTCGGCATACGATAAAATCTATTTGATGAATACCTTGATCGGTCACCAGCCGGTTGAGCCTAATACTAAAGAATTCTGGGAGCAGATTCGCAGTCAAACTGAACTGGTTCTAGAAGAAACCAAAGAGACTTTGGACGCAGCTATTGACGAAGACCCTCAAGAACTCCTTGATGGTGTAGCAGATATCATGGTAACAGCTATCGGTCTCTACCAAAAATTGATTCTCTCTGGATATCAAACACCAGAGGCATTGGAAAGGGTTTGTGACAATAACCTCACAAAATTCCATCGAGACCCAGAACATGCTAACGAGACTTTGGAGTATTACAAAGAGCAAGGTATCGAGACCTTCGTTCGTCTCGTAACAATGCAAGATGGTACAGAGTATTATGGTGTTATCAACAAGGAATCTGGTAAGCTATTGAAACCACACGATTTTGTTGGTGTTGTTCTTAGCGATCTTGTTGAGAATATTGAATCTAATTGGGAGAAAATTAAAGAAAATGAACCCACTGAGCAATAAAATCATACTACTCAATGCTCCAAAAGGTGCTGGTAAGGATACCATCGGACGTTGCTTAAAAAACCTGTATCAGTGTGAGTTGAGGGCCTTTAAAACGGCCCTTTACGAATGCGCGTATCCATTCTCTGATTGCAGAAGTTACGAAGAATTTATTCACTTCTGTACAGATCGTGAGTACAAGGAAAGTAAGATGCCGCAGTTCAGAGGTATGTCTCCAAGGGAGTTTTTGATTTACATTAGTGAAGAAATTGCTAAACCCCATTTTGGTAAGCGTTTCTTTGGACAGAAGTCGGCTAAGTCTATCTCTTTAAAAGACTTTGAACGTGGTGTTGTGTTCACTGACTCAGGTTTTGTTGAAGAAGTATTACCACTTATTTCAGAATTTGGTGGTAAGAATATCTATATAGTACAGTTTTCTGGGCAAGGCTCTAATGACTTTTCAGGGGATAGTAGGAACTTCATAAAAGTGAGGGAAGCACATACAATCAAAATGAGGACGAAGAATGAAGACATTATCCCAGAGAACTTTGCAAGACTAATTACACAGGAGATTATAAAATATGGTTAAAGTTGAAGGTAAGGGTGGTATTTCAGCTACTATCGTTGCAGATAGTGTATCTCCTTCAGGTAAAAGAATTACCACGTATGAGCTTGAGTATCCTCGGTTCATACATAGTGAGTTCATGACTCACAGATTGTTCAGTCGCAATGCTGCCAGTAGCCGAGCTATTCCAGTTCCAAAGATGATTGAACATATTAAGATCAATACTGCTATGCCTATCCATTGGGGAGCTAACCAGAGGGGTATGCAGGCTGAAGCAGAGTGTGTTGAGCCAATTTCTCTGGAAGCACTCCAAGAGTTTGATGAGCCTTCAGATTCAGGTCTATTCCAATTAATTAATGATGAAGTTGATCGTGCTGAAGCTTGGCGTAGGGCGATGGGAGATGCTGTCTATACCGCTGAAGCTTTCCACGAAGCAGGTTATCATAAACAAATTGTAAATAGACTACTAGAGCCATTCCAGTTCATTAAAGTAGTTTGTACAGCTACAGAGTATGATAACTTCTTCTGGTTGCGTAATCATAAAGATGCTCAACCTGAGATTAAAGAACTTGCTCGTTGTATGTGGGAAGCTAGGGAGCAATCAAGCCCTAATGGATTGTGGGTTGACGAGTGGCACCTACCTTATGTAGAGTTCTACAAAGATTCTGATGAATCTTACTACTTCATCTATAACTCAGACCCCGATGGACAGCAATATGAGCAAAGGTTGTCTGAAGAAGATGCTATTAAGGTCTCTGCATCCTGTTGCGCTCAAGTAAGTTATCGACTTACAGATAATAGTGTTGACAAAGCCTTGAAGATTTACGATATGCTTGTAAACAGCAAGCCTGTACATGCGTCTCCGTTTGAACATCAGGCTCGTCCAATGGATGATGAAACTGATCTTGACACAGAGGGAGTGACAGGTTATAATAATAGATTGGGTTATTATTCTGGTAACTTCTTTGGTTGGATTCAACATCGTCAACTCATAGATGAAAATGCGTGTTGGGATTATGAGCCAGAGTAAAACTCACTCTATAATTGAGCAAGTATTGAATGTAGGTTCAGGCTGGTTGCTATCGCTGCTGGTCTGGACTTTTTTAATCGCTCCAATATATGAATTGGATACCACGTTTATGCAGAACATGGAAATAACAATCATTTTCACTATGATTTCTATTGTTCGTGGGTATATTTGGAGAAGATTTTTCAACAGGATTACGGAGAAACAAACTATATGAACTTCTTTTACCTAAGTTTTTCAGATTTGCAACTACTTGATGATTGGGTTGACCCACAACCAGAGCCAACACAATTTGCCAAGATTCTATTTACAAATGGCATGGACATAACACGACCTTATGAGGTTGTCAAATGTAATCATAGAAATCTACGAAATCAAGTGGTTGATACTTACAGAGTAGAGGGCAGTGAAAGGACTGACTTTGAATGGAGACGATCAGGCGCAGCTTCAATTGGTGCCTACCTTTACTCAACAGAAGACATCTTCATGAAAGAAGATTTGAGACGTATGAGCAGACGCTCTGAGTCTGACTATTTTGAGAAAATAAAACAATCATTTGACGGAGAATAATAAATGGCGGTTCAAATTAGAACACCAAAAAATGAATTTACCGTTGATTATCCAGAAGCTGTTGAGTTTGCCGATAAGCAGGCTCAACATTTTTGGCCCCATGATGAAGTGAAAGTACATAAAGACAAGCAAGATATTCTTGTCAATATGTCTGAATCTGAAAGGCATGGCGTAATCACAACACTAAAACTTTTTACACTATACGAGCAGATTATCGGTGATGAATTCTGGTTGAACTTTGTGTTTAAAAAGTTCCCACGACCAGCCGATATTCAACCAATGGCAGCACTGTTTGGTGCTATGGAACTTCAGGTACATGCCAAGTTCTATGCCAAGATTAATGAAGAACTCGGTCTTGCCAACGATGAATTTTACAGGAGCTACTTAGATGATCCCGAGCTTAAAGCGAGAATTGACTTTCTTGAAAACACTCTACACGGAAAAGATGATTTGCGATCTTTGGGTGCTTTCACATTCGGAGAAGGGGCTATTCTATATTCTTCATTTGCTTTCCTAAAGCATTTCCAAAGTTTAGGTAAGAACAAACTGTTGAATGTGGTTAGCGGTATTAACTTCTCAGCAAGAGACGAGAACCTTCATGCAGAAGCTGCTGCATGGTTGTTTAGAACCTTGAAGAAAGAAATGAAAGAGGCTGGTGAACTAAGTGAGAAAGAAGAAGAAAGTCTTAAACAGGACATTATCGAGGCGGCGAATACAGTACTTGATCATGAAAGAGTTATCATCCGAAAAATCTTTGAAAAAGGAAAGATCGACGGAATAACTGAGATTCAGTTAGAGCATTTTGCTCAGAGTCGTATTAACTACTGTCTTGAGAATTTAGGTTATGAGAAACTCTATAAAGTTGAATATAACCCAATTGCCGATTACTTTTACAAAGGTATTAACGGCTATCAGATGCAAGACTTCTTTTCATCGCAAGGTAATCAATATGTAAGAAACTGGAATAAAGAAGGGTTTAGATTCTAATGTACGATAAACTATCCGAAGAACGAAAGAAATTACAAGAACAAGGGTTAGCTCCCGCTTGGTGGTCTACAGGTGGCTACCAGCTATTTAAAGAGAAGTACCTGTATCAAGCAGATAACCCCAAAGAACAGTACATGAGAATCGCTGGAACATTATCAGCACACACACCAGACCCCCTTAAGTGGAAAGAGATATTCTTTGATCTTATGTGGAAAGGTTGGCTGTCACCGTCAACTCCCGTTCTGGCGAATACCGGAACAAATAGAGGTCTTCCTGTAAGTTGTGCTGGAAGTTATGTGGGGGATAGTATTGATGAAATCTATAAAGCAAGACACGAAACATCGATGCTCACGAAGATGGGTTTCGGTACTGCTGGATACCTTGGTGATATTCGTGCTAGGGGCAGCGATATTAGTGTCGGCGGCAAGACAAGTGGAGTTCTCCCTGTTCTCAGTTTGTTCCAAAAGGATATGGAATATGTCGCCCAAGGCACGGCGCGTAGGGGAAGTTGGGCTGGTTATCTACCTATTGATCATGGGGATTTTTACGAGGTTGCTAAATATCTTGAAACGGAACCTGATGGTAACAATATTGGTTGGAATGTTTCTGCTGATTTTATAGATCGAATCCTAGATGGAGATAGGGACGCCCTAGATCGCTACCAGACAGCTATGAGAACAAAGATGGTGACTGGTAAGGGTTACTTCTTTTTCCCTGACAAAGCTAACCTGAAGCGCCCTCAGTGGTATGTTGATCATGGACTTGATATTAAGGCTCCACAACTGTGTAATGAAATCATCCTACACTCAGGCCCTGACTATACTTACACTTGTGTACTTGCATCTATGAACCTAATGTTCTATGATGATTGGAAAGATACTGATGCTGTATTCCAAGCAATCGTATTCCTTGACTGTGTTGTTCAGGAATTCCTTGAAAGAGGTAAGAACATTCCGGGTCTTGAGAAAGCTATTGCTGCTACTAAGAAAGGTCGTGCACTTGGTCTTGGTGTTTGTGGTCTACACACATTATTTCAGAAGAAGCGTTTGCCTTTCGGTGGTTTGGAAGCACACATGCTTAACAACACCATCTTCAAGAACATTCGCAGTGAAGCTGAAAGAGCTACTAAGTGGCTTGCAGAACAGTGGGGTGAACCTGATTGGTGTAAGGGATACAATAGAGCAAACACACACTTGCTTGCTGTAGCTCCTACAAAATCCACTGCTTTGATTATGGGTGGTGTGTCTGAAGGTATCAATCCTGATACAGCTATGGTATACACTCAAAGAACACCAGCAGGTGAGATTGACAGAGTTAACCCCGTGCTGTTAGAATTGATGAAAGAGCGTGGAGTTTTCAACAGAGCAAATGTTGAGGACATTCGTGATAACATGGGAAGTGTTCAGCACGTAGATTGGCTGACAGATGAGGAAAAGGAAGTCTTTAAGACAGCTTTTGAAATCAATCAATTTGATGTTATTCGACTTGCTGCTGCTAGAGGTAAACACCTTGATCAATGGCAATCACTAAACCTATTCTTTGCAGCAGGCGAAGATGAAGACTACATTAGTCAAGTTCACAAAGAAGCTTTCTTGAACCCTGACATTCTTGGATTGTATTACGTATACTCTAAGGCTGGTATTCAGGCTTCAAAAGGTGAATGTGCTGCTTGCCAATAAGGAGAAATCTATGTATACTGTATTTGGAATTGAGCAATGCCCTAGTTGTGTTAAAGCAAAAGACTTGCTAGATCGTAAGAAGATTGAGTATAGTTACGTCAGTCTAGACGATCACCCTGAAATGTTTGAGAATATCAAGAAACTAGGACTAAGGACAGTCCCACAGGTTTTTGATTCTGAAGGTAAGCATATCGGTGGATATGAAGACCTCTATTTACATTTGAAGTGACACAAAAAAGCCCCGAGACCTTGTTACAGGTTTCGGGGTTTAATTATGCGTGTGAGGAATGTTTCTTATTGTTTTAATTCAGGGGGCATATCAATAGCCATACCGAATATCATTTGCTTTCCATCTATCAACTCTAGATAGACTTTAACAACCATCTTAGTCACTTCACCATCTGTCGTTTGAAATCCATTTGAAACTTTAGCTGGATATGTTTCATAGGTGACTAGACTGGCCTTACTTGCCAAGACTCTCAGATCGTTTTCCTTAAAGGAATTTGCAACGTCTCTGCCCCAAATTTCCCGATCTGTAGCGCCTCTATATCTACTTCGTGATACACCGTAGTCAAATTCATATCGCTTATTAATAAGCAACATTTTAAACTCTGGTAAACCATTAACCATTTTAACTTCTTTAAGCCACGCCTCAAATGGTAATCCATCCATGAAACTCTCAAACATATCGATTATGTTCAAGTCTTTATCTAGTTGACTCTGCAACCTAAACACTTGACTTGTTAGTTCAATAATCTTGGCATTTGAGTTGGCTTGCTGTTGTCTCATTTCTGTCTCAAGATATTCAATTCTCTTGAAGGCAGATTCTAGTCTACTCGCATTAGCGTTACTAGTATCACCCTGAAATGCGAACCAAGCACCGGCCAAAACTGCTAAAGAAGTAATGATCGATGTTACCACATTTGATAACCATGACTTCTTTTGGTCGGTCATTAATCCTCCAATTACTCGTATAATTGTTTTAGTTCATTAGTTAAATTAAGGGATTCTTTGCGCTGTAATTCACACTTTCCGATAACACCTAAAGCGTTGACGTACTCTTTCTTTAAAGTTTCAACTCTTTCTTTTTGTGTTTGATAGAATATATTTGGAAACTCATCAACCTCACAGGGTTGACTCAAAGATTCCTCAATAGCAATCAGTTGCGTCTCCGTCTGTAAGACAGTGCGCTTGCTGGAGCATCCTAATATCATCATCAGAAAGGAAATCATCACAAGGGTCTGTAGTAGCCTCTGTTTCATTTTCTTGTTCTCCTGTAGGTTGGGTAGGGGTTGGCTTAGAAAGTTCTTCCTTCAGCCTCTCAGCAGCCTTGTCGATCTCTTTCTCACCTTTCCTTACCTTCGATACAGCCTCATTGATCAGTTCAATGCTTTCTACAGCTTTTTCTGTTTGCTTCCTTTCTTCTTCGACAGTAACCTCTAGTTGCTCATTTGCAGCTTCAGCTACTGCTCTATCTCCATAGAATTTGTAAGAAAGGTACATAGCACCGCCCAAAGCACCTACCAATACGATTATAGCAATTCCCATATACTTAGTAAGTGGGGAAGTTGCCACGTTGAATAAGCTCTTTAACATAGTCCCATATAACCTCTACGTAATGTGTAGTCTCTTTACTGTGCTTACCAGTAACCTCAACAAGATGTGGTTGTATTTCACACCAAAGTCTTTTGTTACCACTTACCTTCTGTGCTTTAAGGATATTACCTGTACCAGCATTATAGGAAGCAAGAGCAAGAGAATGCACTTGAATGTTTGTTCGTTGTCTTCTATCCCATACATCACGCAACTGACTCATATAAGAAGCAGCAGCTTGAATGTTTAAATCTGGGATAAAAGGGTCACCTTGAAAACCAAGTTTTGTTTGCATATCCTTCCAAGTTGGAGGCATGAATTGACAAACACCTTTAGCTCCAACAGGAGAAACGGCTTCAGGTTTTAGGCGGGATTCCTGCCAGCACTGTGCTTTTAGCCAGTACCAAGGAACTTCTGGAAGGTAATAGGCAGACCACTTCCTAAATGAGTTGTCATACCTATCAGATATTGCGTTTGCATCCTGTGCAAATACAAGGAAAAGAAGCACTACCAAGAATAGTAGTGCCTCTCTAAGTGGTCTTTTCATGATGAGCCTCCTTAGAAGCCCACGGCTTTACCAATAACAAAGCCAACCATAAATGCAACACCAATGAATCGCAGACCATAGTAGACTGCCATTGCCTTAGCGTCACCTTCAATTCTATCAAAAGCTTTTTTGAAATCAATCTTACTAGATGCATCGAATGTTCTTAGAACAAACCATGTACCAATCAGACCAATTACCAAAGCAGCCAGTGCAATAATAAGTCTTAAGATTACACCTTCAATCATATTAACCTCACTTCGGGATATTTAATTTCAGTTGGATTCCATCGATTCCAGTGTTAGGGTTATGGATACCTGACGATGAGTAATGAAAATACTCTACAGAGAAAGCTCCATAATCAATACCAACACCTAACCTGAAGTTTGTATTGCCAACCAGCGGTGAATCCTCAATATAAGCTACACCAATTCTGTAATAATTCTTACCGAAAAATGTATTCCAGTCTGGTCTAACAAGATGAGACAAGGAGTAGATTTGTACCACCCCTTGATCACCGTTCTTAGTAGAACCTTCACCCATTTGTGCGGCTGTTAATTCAAAATTCTCATATTCATATCCAATCTCACCATAAGCAAGATTGGAGTTGATTAGAGTTTTGCCTAAGCTTATTTTAGGGCCATTGGCACTATAAGCATTGTCAGCAGCAAAAAGAAGCAAAATGATAAATATAACTACACCAAAAAAGGTTTTATTAAATTTCATTTTTAGGATACCTTTCTTTGATTTCCTTTACAAGTTTAACCCAACTCTCGTAGTTAGGTTTCTCTCCTGAAACCATAGCATCGAATTCAATTTCATTCTTCAGAGCATCAGCTTCTTTATAAGCTTCCTTACGTTGAATAATCGGATCAATTTCCTCTTGATCTTCTTCTTTAGGTTCGGCTTCTTCTTTCTTAAGATCAGTAGAAACCCACTTATAGCCGTTCCACTTAGGCCACTTACCTCTTGCAGATTTACGTGGAGCCTTCTCTACACAATTTCTAGGAAGCAACCAAACATCTTCTTCAAGTGGAGACTTATCGGTTTCATTGAGTTCAACCTCATTTAGAAACCAACCATCCTCATCGTGTTGATAAACTACTTTAGTTTCCATGCAACCTCCTTAGAATTTAATCACATACATCAAAGCTACGTTACGTGGTCTTGTTTCTGTACCACCAGTAGAGTTAATGCTTAGGGTGTGAGTGTGTGCACCTTCAGTGCTTGTAAATGTACTTTTAGCTGAGTTTGTAAAGTTACCAGCAGAGAAACCTAGTCTAGTAGTACCACCCTGACCATACGGATACCTTGCAGGGTCATAGCTTGTTGGGTATGGAATACCGCCTAGGTGGTTGTGAGAACCAGCACTCAGAGCAAGACCTGTGTGGTTGTGTGACTTAAGTTCATCAAATTGTTGAGAACCAAAGTTACGTCCAGAGTCTATACCACGACTGTCGTCCCAACCACGAATAAACTCACCGCGAAGGTCTGGTAGGTTAAATGTAGTTGAACCATTACCAGCACCAAAAGTAGTGCCGATAGTTGCGAATAGATCACTGTATGTTGATCTACTAATAGCAGCACCGTTACACTTCAAGTAGCCCGAAGGTAGTGTTGAAGTTGCCATAGCAACAACAGAGCCAATAGGTGCTAGGGAAACGTCTACGTACTGTTTTGTAACAGCGTGGAGTGCACTGGTAGGGTCGCCATCTAGTGTCAACTTACCAGTCATTGTGTCACCAGCAGAGTTCACATATCTTGCATCAGACTCAGTTCTAGTGTACAAATCTGTCTTAGCGTAAACATTCAAGTTTGTTCTTGCTGTAGCGGCACTTGTAAGATCGGATAAGTTGTTAGCTTTTCTAACATAAGCTGCATCAGCCTCTGCCTTTGAATAGACAGATAGGTTTGTTCTAGCAGTTGCAATGTTTGCAAGGTCAGATAGGTTACTAGACTCATTCAAATAACGACTATCTGATTCAGTTTTTGAATAAACTGAGAGGTTATTACGAGCAGTTGCAATGTTCGTTAGATCAGATAGATTACTAGCTTGTTTAGCAAAACGACCATCAGCTTCAGTTTTACTATAGCTTGAATCGAATGTATCGAAAGCTCTCTGCCAATCTGCTGAACTTACTGTTGGGTTTTTGTTTGTGTTTGTTGTGATAGCTTTGTAAATCTCACCATCACTACCTTGCACATAAGACTTACCTGCGATATACTCTGTCACAGAATCCCAAACAGGGATACCGTATTGGTTGATATGAGCGTTAAACTGGTCTTGTCTTTGCTGAATCCAGTTTTCAAACTCATAGTCAGGTATTTCAGCGATCCATCCCTGTGCAATCTTAGCAGTAGCCGGAGAAATAACTTCCCCGGTAGCTGCCCAAATATTGTTTACATTGGGTTTGTTAAATGCCATGTGTTCCTCACTAAATATTAAGTGTTGTATATACTATTTTAACAGACAATCATGAAAAACGCAAGAAAAATCTTACGTCTTCATGATAAATGCCAGTGCATAGTATGGTGGTAGGTTTTTATCCACACCTGATTCACCACTAGGGTCAATATCCAACAAGTGTTGGTGGTTAGGAGCGGAAGCCATTGTGTGTGAGTGAGTACCAGAGTAATCTGTGTAAATCTCGTAAGAAGTACTATCATAGTTACCCCAAGTAAAACCAGAGCGTGTTGGACTTGTGATTCGACCATAAGGGTAGTATCCACTGCTGTAAGCACTACCTTGGGCAGCACCTTCGATGTGCCTGTGGCTACCGTTAGAGTTAATTGTGTGGCTGTGCCCACCAGAAAAGTCTGCAATACCATTGTGACTGTGAGATACAACAACCGCATCTTTGCTACCACCTGTGGCACCGACTGCATAAGAGTTACCAGCACCTACAACAAATCTATCTTGTAAGTTAGGCGTTCCGTTCGCACCATCACATAAAACCCAACCAGAAGGAATGCTTGCAATACTGCCAGACCACATGGTAATAACACCAGAAGGTACGCCAACACCAGCAGGTAGATTAGTTAGACCTGAACCATCTCCAGAGATTGTACCATCTACAGTCAAGTTGTGTCTGAAAGTAGCGTTACCTGATTCAGCTATAATGAAGTCAGGGGCTGTACCGTTGTAATTGAAATTCAGTGTACCGTTTTGGTGATCTAATTGCCAATAGTTGTTTGAATATGTGGTATCGACCAAATTCAATTGAACATTAGTATGGTTTATAGAGAGTGGGCCATAGTGTGTCGCACCTGAGTTTGTAACTTCAAACCTCTCAGTCCCACCAGTAACCACTCTAAATTGATCTGCTGCGTGAAACTGTACGTAAGTGTTAGAATCACCAGAACTTACCAAACTACCTGTCATGGTAATGTTTCCAGTAACATCAACAGTTGCACCAGCCACAATGTTACCAGAACTAGGTACTTTAAATTGAGACCCATTAGGGCCTACTTGAAGCTCACCATCTGTTCTAAAAATCCCCGTACCTGCGAAGATACCATTCCCAAAATCATTATTTGGGTTTAATCTCAACCAAGGATCATAAAAACTCAAAATCCTTTTTGAGTCTCCTAATATGTACGTACCGTTGATTCTAAGATTTTGACCTACTGTAACATCACCAGTTATTGCATGATTTCCATACGTAATTGAATCGCTTAATCTAGCCATTCTTATTATACCTCGATAAATTCTTTAGCAAAGGCTGTATTCTTATTGATAGAAGCCTTTAAGTTAGATGAGTATTCATTATACACTTCTTCGCCAGATAATGAAACATTAAACACTTTAAAATCTTTAACATATCCTTGGAACGGATACCATGCACTATCTCTACCATCACCAAAAGAAAATGTATTAGCTATAGATACAGGAGAATCTACTGTTCTTGATGCCTTCTGTTCACCATTTACATAAACCTTTGCTGTTGTACCATCAATAACAAATACACAATGTAACCATTCATTGCTTGAATATGTTTGTGATGTAGTTAATGTCTGTTGACCAGCAGTTGTAGGCATAGACCAAAGTATTTGGTTAGATGACCTGAAAGAGAAATACAATGTCCCCTGTCCCATGAACATGTTGTAAGTATTGTTAGAAGCAGTTCTATTAATCCATACAGAGAATGTAGCTGATGTTGTTGATGATCCTAAGATATTTGTTAGATCAGAAACTTCAACAGTCTCGTTTGTTGTGTTCGAGAAATGAACCGACTCACCATTGAATATAGTTGCTCCTTCAACATCTGTGACTACGTTTGGAGTTTCTGAGAAAGACTTTGCAGAGTATTTAAATGGAATGTACCAACCAAGACCTCGATAAGTACCAACTTCATTTAATTCACCAACATTAGTCTTCTCATATTTAACACCGAAATTGTCAGGAACATCAGACGCACCTAACTCGTCAATACGATCACCGTTAATAGAATCAAATCCAGCCAACAAAGCTTCTATAGAAGGCTCTGTTCCATCCAAAACATCTACCCTAGGGTAACACCACTGTTGTCTTGTGGATGTATCTGTAGAGTAATATAGATAAGTTCTGTGGAGTGCATTTGTAACTTCAGGAACCCATACAAAATCTCTTTGAATATCTCCAAGTCTTCCACCAGATACACTGTAAATACCTGAGTCTGGGTGAAACGCACCAAAACCAGAACCTTCAGGCCATACGTGGCCTACAAACAGAATCCACTCTCCAGCGCCATAAGACCAACCACCAGACCAGAAATATGGGTTAGAGTTTGCACTACCATCAGCCCTTTGTAATACAGTACCACCAGTGTCACTCAGACCTAAATATGCAGAACCATTCCCAACTACTGTTCTTCTAATCCATACAGAGAATCTGTAAAATTTGGTAGTGTCCACAGAGAAAAGGTCACCATTCCAACCACCGTCAGCACCAGAAACAGAGTCTGGTCTAGCTTCCCAAACAGGAATAGATTTACTGAATGGGTCAACATCTTCTACAATATAACTTTCAGATGCAGACCCGTTTGCAGAAAATCCAACTTGTGAACCGGAAGTACCAACCACCCAAGTTTTATAATCAAGAATGTTAGGAGTTACTACACCAGACTCAACAAAGTAGTTACTATGTATTGAGCCAAAATTATCAATAGAAAGCCCTGTTGTATACAAAGCTTCAACTTCACTGTCAGTAAGTACTCGTGCGTATTGTCTAACTCCACGCAATTTACCTACAAAATCAGATGTATATCCAGTACCAATAGTCAGGTCAAAAGTAGTTTCACCAACAGAAGTAAACGAGAATGATTCTTGAATATCAGGAACTCCATCAAGATACCATTGCCATGTTTGGTTTTTCATATCCCTTACAATGACTGCATGATGCCATTGATTCAAAGCAATTCCTGTAGAGCTTTCTATTGCTACATATCCAGAGCTATTATCGCCATTTGGGCCTGAGTAAAATCTCAAATAGTTGGTAGTAGGTTCAAAGTTAATTGTCCCTTCACCCCCATACCCTTTATTCCAGATAGTCTGTCTTCTGGAATTGTTAGTTGGGTAAAACCAGAACTCTATTGATGTATCACCTAAGATAGTTGGAGAGTCTGGCACTGTAATTGTATTACCAGAATCAGCGGTATTATCAAGTTCTTCTTGAAGTTTATGGAGAACTTTTAATCTATAGATATCTTTTGCTTCTTTCTCAGAAACAACGTGATCGTAGATTCTAAAGTCATCCATTAGACCACGGAAGAAGTAATTACTATTGTTTAAATCCCTTCCGATTACAACACTGTTCGTCCATCTTGTATTACCAGCCCACGTTGTAGCAGCAGAACCTACAAGTTCACCATCAAGATACATTCTCATTTCATTGGCAGATGCACAAATGATTACATTGTGCCAAGTATCATCGTTGTAAAAATCATATGTAGATGGTGAGAATATGTATTGAAAATCTGAGCCTGTGTCAATACCAAACTGGAGTCTGTTAGATAGAACTCTTAATAGAACACCATAGGTAAATCCAAAGATAGCTGGTGTTGTCCCTGTAGTCGGTGTTGTCCCAAAAGATTTAAACCAGATAGAAAGTGAAAAATTCTTATGAGGAAAGAAATCAGGCCCACTACCAAAGCTAATAAGGTCGTTAACACCATCAAACTCTGCGCATTGTCCAGAGAGTCCATTGCTCCAGACAACGCCACTAGGAGACCCATCAAGCCTATTTAATTCATCTAAAGCATTTCCATCTAACTTGTAGTAAGATATTAAGCTCATTTTAACTCCTTAGAAAAAATTGTACTCCAAAGATTTTGAAGTTTCGTTATATTCTACCCTACAACCTTCGGTGTTGGACGCATTTTCATAGCTAACTTTCGGTGTAGTCAGCCCACCGGTAGTGGTAACACCACCACCTGCTTGATTAGATATTGTAAATGTTTCTTGAATTCCGACACCAGATGTTCCTTCTCTAGTTCTAATGCGCAAACCATACGTGCCTTCATGCTCTATAAAACCAATCTGAGCACCATCGAAAAACTCCAATGGAATACTAGTGTCAGTTAGTCTTATAGCGTTTGTAAAGGTGTAGAACCCTGTGGCCGTATCGTTGGCGTCAGATCTTAAGAACTGAGTGGAATTAATTCCATCCAGTAATTCGGAATCAGCAGCTTTCGCACCAACATTTAGTTTACCATCAAGTGCAGTCTGAAGACCATCAACGTTGCCGATAACATGGTTGTGACTATCATCACCAACGGAGGCCGTGATAGTAATATTAGAGGAACCATCAAAGCTTGCAGAACCTGTAACATCACCACCTAAAGTAATAGTTCTAGAAGTAGCTAATTTAGTAGCAGTAGCAGCATTACCAGTGATACTACTAGTAATTGTAGCAGGTAGTCTAGCGTCAGGTACAGTTCCAGAAGATAATTCAGAGGCGTTTAAATTAGTAAGGTTAGCACCATTACCACCAAATGCACCAGCGTTGACTGTACCAGCAATTGTAGAGGTTCCTCCAGCACTTATAGTAGTTCTAATAGCACCTGATGAATCCCTCAACAGTATCTGTGCAGTATCACCAGAGAACCACAAACCACTAAAGTTAACCCCGTTAGACTCACCTTGTAGACCCCAGTTGCTAGGGCCTACTGAAGCCTTGATAGTGTTATTGACAGTTAAGATACCATTCATTGTGTCAGAGGTATCTGATCTTAAGAACTGAGATGCATGTAGTCCATCTACAGTATCTGAATCAATACCATTACCTGAACCTTCATCAGAGACAGTTAAAACTCTACTATTATTTGCCCTAACCTCACCACTAGATGTTCTAAAATCTATGTTTCCAGTGTAATTGTGTTGGAAATACATGGCGTTGGTATCATCAAATCCCCACTCACCATTTACAATACCACCATCTTGAGATAAAACAATCTTAGCAGTATCAGTTTCTGTTGCGTTATCTGAATCCGCAGCAACGGTTAGAACTACTGGGCCTGTACCACCAGAAATTGTAACATCACCATTAATTGTTCCACCGACTTTATCAAACTTGCTATCTAACTCACCCTGAAGGTTGTCGATATTGCTGATAGTGTGGTTGTGACTATCATCAAGAACCTGAACAGCAATAGTCACATTACCTAGGTTAGTCATTGTACCGCTACCAGACACATCACCATTTAAGGTAATAAGTGGGTCTGGTTTGTTAGTAGTATTTGCCCAATCTAAGTAGTAAGCGCCATGTTGACCATCTAATTGATCTGCATTTGTAGCTGTAGCAGCGTTACCTGTAATGTCGCTAGAGATTGTTGCAGGAAGTCTAGCATCACTGATAGTACCTGCATTCAAGTTGGAAGCGTTCTGGTAGAATGCCCCTTCTTGACCATCTAGAAGGTCGGAATCCAAACCACTACCAGCGCCAGTATTGCCTGTGTGATAAATCTCTACCCAGTCAGACCAAGTTGTACCGCCATCTAGAGAATATCTGTGGAATTCTTTAAACTCGGATGCAGTGCTGATTAAAGGTCTAAATGTCTGAGTAGTTCTTGTGGGAGCATTAGAATAAACGATCAAATGCCCATAAGTAGCTTCACCAGAAACAACAAGCACATTGCTAACTGCGTAAACACCTGTTGTAATCTGTGCATTAACTTCAGCGAGACTATTAAGGTTATCTGGAGAATCAGTACCCAACCCATACTTATTAAAAGCCTCGTGAACTTTTTGAGCATCTGGGTACTTACCAGCGGTTGCCGCCCTAGCCTCAGAGGTTGTAGCCGACTCGACAACACCTTCATAAGAGTCTGTAGCACTCTGTTTAATGTTGTCAAATGAGGTTTGAGCATTAGAAACAGAAGCAAGATTATCAGTTTTTTGTAGGTATTTATTATCAGTAGTTTGGTTTGTTGGTAGTTCTGTTGCAGCAGTACCAACATCAGCCATCGCAGCGGAACCTAACTCGTCCACTGTTAATGTCATTTGTTGCCAGCTTGCTGAACCTGCGTTATTAGTTACGCAGATAAAGAACTCACCAGTGTTTGTATTTACCCAACGAGATGTAGGAGTATATCCATCATTAATGTCATCGGTAGGTAGAGGGTCTCTAGTTGCGTACAGGTTATTCAAAACTCTGAAAGCATATTGAGGATGTGGATCAGGAGCATCAATGTGTTCCTGAAGTCCACCATCAAGTACTATATCGCTTACCGATCTAGTGACAGTAACCCCATCCTGTACCATAGGTACTAATTCAATACCAGACAGGGGGTTACCACCCGGTAAATCACTAATTCTTACTTCAAATTCTGCCATTTTAACCTCAACTTAGGTAAGGATTGTTTCATCAAATTCTGTTAGAATTTTGTTATAGTCTTCTGTGTTGATAGCCATACCGTCTACTACAGCATCTTGGTTATCACCGATATAAGGTCTCAGATAAATAAATTCTTCAAGACGACCGTTGAAGTGTCCATAAGTATCACCAACATTTGTTGTAAACTCTCCACCGAATCTTAAATCAAATCCTCTTGCGTTCATACCATCAAAAGGAACTTCAATTGTTGTGTAGCGATCTTCATCTTCAATTCTGAAGAACACACTCTTAGGTGTGTACGAAATGTTTGCGATAATTCGATCATTAGCAGCATACTGAGGGATAATCATTTCATAGCTTTCAGTTGTGTCGTATTCGACTCTAACTTTCCAGTATGTGTTATCTCTAAAAAGAACAATCTTAAAGTCATTACCTTCAGTAACCATAGCCACTTCTGTAGCTGCACTGTTGAAATGCTCTAAGACGACCCTCATAGTGCCTTGAGTATCATTAAGCTCAAGACCCCAAGTGTGCGTCAAAACCTCGTTAGGGCCTTCGATAAGAAGTCCTAGAGGCTCGTTTGTAGTTTGATCGTGTGTGAATCTAGGTTCGTCAATTGCAGCAGTCTGCAATGTACCTGAAGAATCATAATAATCTGCTGTGTAAGGTCTTGAGAAATCAAACATATAATCGAAAGGTACGATGCTCAATCCGTCCTCACCGAATACAAACTGTTCATAGTTCTGTGTTACAAAGTTTGCATACATTGTGATAGGATTTTGGTAAGCTGTACCAACACCCAAAGGAGTGTTCAAGAATCTATTTGCTAGGGCAATCTCATCCAAACCGGGGAAAGCCGCTTTCTCAGGGTCGTTATAGTCACGACCGATGCTGATTGTAATTGTAGCAGCACCTTCTGAATACTGTGCAGGAGTAATCTCCTGATAGTCTACGTTATCAATACCAAATAGAATTCTAACACCATCGTTAAACGCTGTAATGTTAGCGTCAGAAGTGTTTTTGATAATCTTAAGTCTCAAGATTCTTCTGTATTCTGCGTCAGTAAGCTCACGAACACCAAGTAGGGTATCTCTTGTACCCTTCCAAGGCCCGTATGTTCTTTCAGTATCGTTTACGCTTTTATAAGGGGAAGCACCAGTGGCACCATCAAAACCGAAGTATCTGATAATAACACTGTCGAAAAGTTGCCTTTCCTGACCTAAGATACGTCCAAGAACATCCAATTGCTCCCCTTCGGCAGTTTCCAGACTTCTTTTCTGCATCAAGTCTTTAATTGTTTGCTGAAGCTCAACACGACCAGCCAACATAAGCTGAAGGTATCTGTTGAAAACATCTCTACCTTTAAACTGAGTTGTAGTCAAGTCTTGAGCTTGCGAAAAATAATCTACCTCATCGTAGGGGTTTAGTTCCCCCACGTAGGTAACAATTGGAGTTTGTTCGATCATGTTACATTAACCTCGATATTACCAATCTCAAGTTTAACAATCTCATCGTAAGCTACAGTGATATTTGTAGTTCCTATTGGGTTTGGTGATAGCCCAATCTTAAGAGCATCTACTTGGTGACCCGGAATAGAGTTCAAAGGTGTGTACAATCTTGAATAAATAACATCATCACCAACTACAGCATTATTTTTAATATAGTCAAACAGTACCGATTTAACTTGCTCAACACCATCAGGCGGGAATGCAGAGTCGGTTGTTAGATCAACAGAGATGTACATATCTGTAAATGTTGGTCTTTGAAAGTATACTTCCTTTTCATTACCAAAAATATCTACAATAAGGAAAACACTGTTTCCGTATGTTGTGATACCCGCTGGTCTGTTTCTCCAAATAGTTTCAGCAATCTCTTGCTCAAGACCACCACGAATCAATACCATGAATGCGTGTGGAGGAATACCCTTTGAATCTACAGTTGTAGTTACGTTCTCATATATAGTTACGTTTTCAACACCATCGAGCGAAATCAAATCTGAATAAAGAGCATCCAGAATGTTTGAACCTACCTTATACTTAGTGTCATTGAAACGCTGTCTAAGTTGTGCGTCAGTTTCTCTCAGAGAACCTACAGTTGCTGGTTCAAACTGTTCAACAGAATCCCATCCAAAAATAGGAGTAGCAATTGTGTCGATTGTTCCAGTAGCCTGCTCAATAGGGCCTTGTGTAGTACAGATAACTGAAAGACCTTTTGTTACTTTTGTATAGAAAAGGTTGCTAGAAATGCTGTAGTTATTCTGAGTTACCAAGTCGTCTGAAGCAATCTCAAGTGTACTACCAACCGCTGTAGCTGTCAGAATTGAACCGTAGTTGTTGTTGACAACAGCAGCCAATCCAGATAGAATTTCAGACTCAGTTGCGGAAGCACTTGAAGTATATGTCAGGTTAACTGAGTTAGTACCGTCATTATATACGATAGTGTAATCAGATGAATTTTGAATTGTCTGAACCTGAACTACAAAACCAATAGCTCCATTTTGATCTAGCACAACCTCACTTGGAACTTCAAAGCGGTTGTTTGTGTAGCTTGAACTTACAAGACTTCCTGCTGGAATAGTGACGTTATAATCACCCTTGAAAAGCATTCTAGCTGTAGAGCTTGTCGCGCCTCGTCTAACAATACCTGAGAGAGCTACAAGGTTATCTAGAGCGATACCTTCAGCAGAGTTGGGGTCGAATGCAAGATAAACTTGTTGGATTGCTTCCCAAAGATCAGCCTCAGAAGGAGTAACCAATCCGATTAATCTACCTAGAGTAGATGCACTGCTTGTATCAAGAATCTCACCTTCAACAACAAGGTCGTTGAAAATAGTGATAGCTTCTTTTCTTAAATCTTCTCTGATTTGACCTAGACGTTTAATATCCAAGCCTTGATTGGTTAATCCTGCCATTATACGCTAACCTCTAAACCTTCAATTTGTAATGTTTCACCCGTTCTACTTTGTACTGTAAAGTTCAGACTGTATGTTCTATTAGGAGATAAAGTAGAGTTAAACTCAGTGATGTTTAAAACATCTTCATCTTCTTGAATCAACTGTCTAAATATTAAATCGATAGCTCTTTTGCTTCGACCTTTACCAAATATTTGTTGAAAGTAGGGAGTACCATAATTCACATTTAAGAACCACTCACCTCTGAAGGTGAGCAGTTTAATTTTTAATCTTTGCTTAAGACTGTCAGAAACACCACTAGTAATAGGTGTCTTGCCATTTACGAAAACAGCATCATGTGTTGATTCGTCAAGTAAAATATCCATAAGTCACCTTATAATGGGGGAGTTGTTGTACCGCCACCGTCACCAGTTTCGTTGTGTACGTGAGTCTTCAATGAAATACCATCAGCAGTTACATCACCACCAGAGACATTGATTGGCATGTTGAATGTAGCAGAGTCGCCTCCACCACCACCGCCAATAGCAGTCATTGGGCCTGCAAGTCCGAATGGGCCTGTAAGGTTAAAAGCACCAGTCCAGTTTGTTGTAGGTGCGTTTACAGTTGTTGTTCCAGAGATATTGACATTCCAAGTAGAAGCCTGTAGGGATAAGTCTGAACCAGCAGTCATGCTGATGTTGCTTCCAGCATTAACTGTGAAGTTCCCTTGAGCTTCAATTGTAAGATTGTTACACTCAATCAAACCATCATTAAACTTTGCATAAAAGTCTTGATCGGTTCTCATCTCTATGTTACCGTTATCCTTAAGTCGGATTTCACATTCGGTACTACTACCAATGTTATTTACGATAACAAGGTCTCTTGTAGAGTGAGACCACTTCCTCTTAGAAGGGTCGTTAATAGCGTCTGGAAAAGACATTACACCGGGGATTGCAATAGCATCCCTAACATCGAAACGTCTCTTGTCTTGGGCAGTGTATGTTGCACTTCCAGAAGAAGCTTTGAAGTTGTCTGTCGATCTCTGAGAGAACACACAAAGAACTATGTCACCTACGTCGATAGGGAATGTTAGGGAGGCTTTCTTTGAGGAAGGGAACACCACAGGTACGTTTAGGATTACCGAATGTTCTTTACTGGTTCCATCTGGAAGGATTCTGTTGTTTAAAGGTTGAACATCTAGTCTTTGATCTTCTAGATTCGTTCTAACTGTAACAACCCTGCAAACCAACGCAGTGTAAAAGTCTGAAGTCTTGTACCTGAAGAAATCCTCAAGTACACCTTCTAATGATAATTCTTGCATTAAGCCTCCGGTCTCTTAGAACAAATACAGTCCATATACCACGAATTGCCTCGGAAGTCTCCTTTAAATTCAACTTCTTCAACTCTGTAGTAGTCAGATTGCTCTCCGTAATCAACCCTAACAAGCGCACCCGGAAGTACGTTAGGATTTAGAAGTGCAGTGAATCTAACTCCAGATTTCTTTTCTTTGTTCTTGCTAGATTTGTTTTGAGTATCTGAGAAGAAATAAGGTCTGTCAATCAAACCTGTAGATGGTGAAATTACTGGAGCGAGTTCTCTGATCTCTGATTCCACAGAATCAACATCGTTAATATAAAGACTCTCCCCTTCAATCTTCCATTGTAGGTTGTAGACTCGACAGACCTTATCGATCATTTCTTTAGGGGTTCCAGATAAGGGGTATCCATAAACAATCTTTTGTTTTAGGGCAGCACCTTTATAAACACCTTTAGCCACACCAATAGCTTTTCTAATAACATTGATAACGTCTTCAACTGTACCATTCTCAGGTACAAGTTCTGACATAAGTTGGTGAGTCATTTCAGAAAAGGATGGTGTTATATCGATCTTAGTTACCCTATCAGTCCCTTGCTTCTTAGTTTCAACATCGAGAACCTCTCCGTAGAAAAGTCTAACCAGTTGGTTTTGATAGCCACAGGAAAACACTGCAACTGGATAATCAGTCTCAAGATAAGCTAATGATTCATCTGATAGATTATACACCGAGATAGAGCATCTGTCAATCTTTTTCTTATTGTCAACAGACTTACGAACTCTAAATTGAATCTGCAAGTCTTGGATAGCCAAACCATCTCCAGATTCAGCATCACCTATCACCAGCCTATACTGTCTATCAAATTGTTTCATTATTACTCTCCGTCTTCGTAAACGTAATAAAAGTCGTAGAAGTCTTTAGGTTTCAAAATACTATTTGTACCTTCTGCTGGTTCTTCTGTAGACTTAGTTGTGAATACAAAATATCCTGTTAGGTTGGGAAGTCTGTAGGATTCAAAAAGTCTGGTGTCTGGTGTTAATCTCTGACCTGCAACCAGTACATTTCTGTTTGAATCTTTCAATGTTAATGTCCAACCATGAATTCTCTCTAAGTAAAGAAACTTAAGAGAGTAAGTGTTTCCCTCTAATACAGTTGAATATGTATAGTTAATATCATTGTATAGAGGGAGTTTTACGATTCGTTTAGCCATATCAAACTCCAAATAGTGATCTTAAGAAACTTGCTAAGCTTTCATTCTCAAGATTAAATTCAACATCAGAGCCAGTCTGACCACCCTTGTTAACTTCTTCTTCTGACTTGGTTTCAAAGTCTTTTCTAACATCCTCTGGTACTTCTTCTTCCACAAGGTATGTGAAAGTAATTTTCTCAAGAGTCATGTTGAACTGGATGCCATCACCAGTCTGAGCAGATTCACTTCTGTTCAAGTTTGTGATGATTAGTCGATCTTCGTCGTTTACTACAGAGTTACCTTCAATCTCGTATAGAGTTAACTCATCCTTTTTCTCAGAGAAAGACTTTAGAACTTCAAACAAAGCTCTTTCAGAGTAAGTAGCGTCTCTACCTTCAGAAAGGTTCTCGATTTGTGGTAGACTATCCGTAAAGAATTGTCCAGCTACATCAGGAAGTAGGTTTGTTGGATTGTCTTCATAAGAGATTGTAATTGGTTCAGCAATATCTGACTTAACAACTAACTGATTGATGCCAATGTTATTCCTATCTGTAGACTCTAACTGAGCTTTAGATGAGTTGAAGTCGGCACCAGTAATGAAACCTCTCAGTTGAATCTTAGGGTTATTTCTGATAACGTGATCTGTAACAACACCAGACCCATCAACAGGGTGTTGGCTAACTTGGTTTGTATAACTTTGTGAATAGTCGGTGACAACATCTAAATAGATGAAGTCACCTAAATTATTTTTCAATACAATCATTAGTCAGAAGCCTCCGCTGCCTTCTCTGAGGGGCCTTTTAATTGATCTTGTTGTCTCTCTCGGATAATTCTTTCGATTTCCTGAGCAACTTTTACTGGGTCGTCTGCACCACTAACTTCAATGTTGTAAGTGTTTTCGATTAGTCTCTCTTTGATTCGAACATTCTCACGTTCCATTTCAAAGTTTTTACGCTCAGTCGGAGACATACTAGCCATACGACCTTCTTTGCGCTCAACGTCAGCAAGTCTGTACAGGAATGTTGCAATGTCCTGACGACCAGAGAAAATATCTGCCTGTCGTTCTGTCATTGTTTGGACAGGGTTTTTGAACATTCTGGCCGTACCTTTAGTTACATAAGATACCATACCATCGTTCTCACCTACATGTGTATTCATTTCATTAGGGTCTTTCTTACCACTAATAAGTAGAATAGCATCAGCAGCAGCTTTAATCTCGTTAGCGAGAGTTCGAAGCATTCCAAGAGTGCCTTCGAAGGTAGCTGTGTCAGACAACAAATCCCAAATTAACTTCCAACCTTCACCAATAAGTTTAACAACTTCATATACAGAGTCAAAAGCCTCTTTAATAGCATCGATTGTTTTTGTATATTCTTCTGGGTTTTCAGATTTAAAGTTATCAAGGATAGACCCAATGAGACTGTCACGGCCTGTTAAGAAGGCTGTGAAATCCTCTAAGATAGCCATTGCGCCAAAGATTAGGGTAATTGTACGTGTGAATGGGAAGGCAAGTAAGCCGACCACAGTACCCAGAGACAGGATAGCACCTTTAGAGACACCGATAGTATTTGAAAGTGCTTCAATACCAACACCCAAATCTCTGAATAAACCAAGTGGAACTCTAAGAACATCAGCAACATAAATCCAAGCTTCACCAAAGGCTTCCAGCATTGGAGTCATTTCACCAATAAAGGTACGCATTACTTTGAAGATGCCTGCCTGACCTTTCTCAAAACCAGCTTCAGAGAACGCCATAACCATATCGTTAAATGCGTTGTTAAATCTCATCTGCTCTGCCAGAGAAGTTTTCATAGCTTCTGTAAGAGCGCCACCAACTCTAGCTTGTCTTGAAAGGATTTTAGCAAACTTAGGTAGGGCTTCGATAGAACTTACTTCACCCTTTTCCATCATATCGAATAGCTTTTCAGTGTCACCACCGGCAACAGCTTCAGCCATCAACTGAATAGCAGCAGGGAACTTTTCACCCAACTGCATCTTAAGTTCTTCAGCGTAAACCTGACCTTTGTTAAGCATCTGCTCAACCGCTCTCATAGAGCCTTTCATATCTTCGTCGTTAAGACCCATAACACGACCATATTCAGCCATGCTTGTGAAGATGTCTTGAACGTCACCAGTACTCATACCAGCAGTTTTACCAGCAGCACCCATCTTCATATATGCGTTTGCTTGGCTTCGATAGTCAAAACCTAGTTTGTTGCCAAGGTTTCTAATCCAATCTAATTGTTCTTGACCAGCTTCTTGACTACCAAATACGGCAGTAGCAGCAAGGTCTTGACCAATCAACTGTTGGTTTAGTCGGTTCATCTGAGAAACACCGAAAGCCAAACCAAGACCCGGAATAAATCCTCGTCCTAAGCTTCCAGCAGCAGCTCCAACACCCATTCCGGCTCCAAAGCGACTAACCCCACCACCATAACGAGAAACGCCCTGAGAATCCATCTGAGGGCGTCCTACGTCTGGTCTAATTCTCATTCTTAGGTTATTCTCAACGTACTTAACAGCATCCCTTGTTTCACGAAGTAATGCATTGCGATCTACGTCGAACTTTGAGATAGTGATTTCAGGGGCAATTCCTTTACCACTAGCGACCTTCATTCTTGCTCTTAGAGCTTTGTGAAGCCTAGTGTTGAAATCATCACTGAAACCAAATCTCGAAATGTTAACACGGATATTAGAAAGGGAGTCTTCTGACATTTTTCTAGCTCTAGCTTCCAAAGCGTCAAGCTGTTTATCGACTTTCTTAATATCTCCCTTATTGATATTAAAGCCTAATGTGGCAAAAAACTCTGCCATTTGTCCCGCAGATGCCATACATTACCTCACTTAGTTGTTATTTTCTTGCTGTTGACGTATTCTAGCTTCTTCTTGGAATGCCCTTTGAACGTCAATTATTTCTAGCATATCGTAAAAATCTTTGATACTATAAATCGTCTGTAGCTCATGAAGTGTGCATAACTTTGGCTCAAAGAGTAGAAGTGTCATAACCCTAGGGTCTTGAGAAAAATCTTTTGACACTTCCTTCTCTAATCTGCTAGGCGGTTCAGAGGATTCTTTTACTCTACGTCTGAACCGAGCATCGTAAAAACCGAGCCAAAGTTGAACATCACAATCTCCTTGACAAGTTGAAATAGCTGCATATACTTACCAGCAAACTCGTTGTCAAAGTTAACAGCCATGTTATTCTTGGTAGCACCACGAACAACCATAGCTTCGATCATTCTTTCATCGATTTTGTCAATGTTCTCGGCAAGCTTATTCATACCAATTGAGATTGCAGATTCTTCTGACAATTCTCCAGCTTTACTGATTTCAGCGATAGCTGGCAGTAGCACCTGAGCAAGTGCTTTTTGGTATTTCAAACCTTCAATAGCACCGAATTGATGTAGAAGATATGTATCTTCACCGACTTGTACTTCTTTTTGTTCACGCATATTTAATTCCTCACATTGTTAAAAGTTATCTGGAAGGAATCTCTCTGATCTACTAGCGTAATCTGTATCAAACGCGCTAGAGGATAGTTTTGAGTTCCCACCGACTCTAAATAAATCTGTTGATAAACAGATGATGTTCCACCTACGGAAGCCAATTTCACCTGAATAAATCATTTCTGGGTAGTCTTCAATAAAACATTCCCTACTTACTATTTTACTACTACCTAGCTGATCTGTCAAGCTTAATGTTAACCTTGCAGAGTTTGTTCTCAAATCTTCTTGTAATACTTGGTTAAGAACGTCATTTACGATAGAAGTTTGAATAATATCTACGGTTACCGTACAAGATGTGTCTTTATTTCGATACCTAGAGTTCTTACCTCTAATGCCTTTAACCATTGTAAAGGCTGGTGAATTCTTCTTGACAGAGATTTTATCAAACCCTGTAATCTGATATTCAGATACTTCTAAAAGAACCTCTGATGGGCTGTATGTATTAACTTCAAAAGCCATTACTAACTCCTATTAAAAAATTAATGAACCAACACCACCAAGGGCTGTATTAGCTAAGTCTTGAATTGCAGAGCTTGCTTCTTCATTACCACCGAAGTTGATGAAGCATTGAGTTCCTTGAATAACCCAAGTTCTTTGAGTTACTGTTGTTGAGTATTCCATTGAAGGAACCTCTTTTATCCAACAAGTAGGTGCCAGAAATAGACTAGAACCAAGTGAATCTTTTATAAACAAGGGAAACTTAGCAAACTGGCTTATAGAGTCTGCACTATAGATTGCGTTTAGAATGTCATTGGCAGGACTTGTGGAGGCGAGATTGATAGTAATTGTGTAAGTATCGTCTTTGATAAAAGTTCTACCAACCTGACCATCAATAGTTCTTGTTGTCTTGTATGGTTGAACATCTTTCTCGATAGTAACAAAAGAACCTTCTGTGAAACCATCTAACTTGTAAAAGCCAGCTAACAGAATTTGAATATCTGTTGGTGAATAACTACGAATAGCCATAATTTCTCCTTAACAAAAAAAAAAAGAGAAGGGAAGTCTCCTTCCCCTCCCTTTAGGAATTTAGAAAGCTATTACGCTCTCCACTTGTCTTCTACTGTACCACCAAGTTGCTCGAAAGAAGCAGCGTCTTCAGGTGTAAAGTTGGCGTTACCACCAAAGATAACATCAAGACGAACAGCTTGAATCTGCCACTCACGCAGTTGCATAGTGTTACCAAACGAAGCATCAGGTACACGACCGATGAATGCTTCTTCAGCAAAGAACAAGCTTCTACCAGAGTTATCTTTAATAGTGATAGAGAACATACCAGAAGAATCTCTAGATGCTCTATCATTAGCATAAATCTGTGATAGAATGTCGTTACTGTTTGATGTTTGCTGCAAAGGCAGAGTAATCATTGATGATGTATTTGATTGATAGATACGAGTATTAGTATCATCAGCACCAGTATACAGAGTGAATGTATCGCTGTTACGCTCAACTGTTACAATACTGTCTTCAGAGAATCCGCTCACAATATGAGAGAAGTCTCCTTGCGAAATAACAACAGTTACGTCTTGTGGGCTGAATGTAGATGTATATTTACTAGCCATTATTTACTCCTATTAGACTGTAACAGTACCGCGTACTTTAACAAAGTGAATAGCACCTGCCAGACGACCTTCAAAGGAAATACCTTCAAGAGTACGTGTAGCACGTAGGTTCGGGTCAAGTGCAAGGACGTTAGGTACGCTAACAGTTGGTTGCGGGTTAGGTGCAAGACCACCGTTTGTAATACCTTCTGCAAGTACTCTGCGGATTTCGTTTTCGATGATTGTTACACCAGCTTGTGTGTAAGGAATCTTCTTAGTGTTTACAAGACGGAAGAAGATGCTTTCACGCATACGTGCTTCCAGCCAGTCAACGAAGATGATAACATCGATAAACTCACCACCAGCCATTGTACCTTCAGATACGATGCTAACTCCACCTACACGCTCGTAAGTATTAGCATTCTTATCTTTAGCAGCATTTGCCTGAGTAGAGTTCAAAGCACTAACAGTTACGCCAGCAAGAGACTTGAACTTCCAAGTATTAGAACCCGGTTGTTCTGGTAGTTGTCCACCAATCCATGCAGCTTCTGGATACTGAGTATCAGCGTTTGCTGAGTAAACAATAAATGTTCTCTGGTATCCAAGATCGAAAAGCTGAGTAGCAATGTCGTTTGTAGAAGAAGCATTTAGAATTTCAGCATCACTAGAAGAAGTACCGTAGATTTTCTTACGAGCTTCAACAGCGCCAGCCAGAGCTAGAATATCAGCTTCTGTATGAGTTCCTGCTGTAAGTGCATACCACTCGTTATTCTCGTTGCTAACTGCATCAAGAGCTTCTACCCAAGTTTCTGTAGCATTGTATGTAGCAGAGAATTGGCTAGAGTATGTGAAGCTGTACTGATCACCAGCAGATGCAGGGGCAATGCTGAATGTACCGTCAAGGTTATCTGTGAAGGTGATTGTACTGATACCAGCACTATCAAAATCAGTTTTTACCAATGCAACGGCAGCAGTAGCGTCAACAGCACCAGAAATATCTGTAGTTACTTCCTGACCTTCATAAGTCAGTACGGCATTTCCACTAACTGAATCAAGTGAAACATCAACGCTGTCTGCGTAACGCTTACCGATTACAATTTGAGGCGGTCTAATTTCTTGACCAAATAGTTTACTTGCAGCAGCGTATACATCACTCTCAGAATCGAAGTCTGCACTCAAAGCTTGTAGGCTTGAATAAGAGCGTGATCTTTCAGTGAAGTTTGCGTGTGTTGCAAGGAACATAGGGATATTGAAAGCTGCTCTTGAAACAGCAGTTGTCTCCCTTGAGATTTGAATGTCAATGATGTCTGTAAGGACAGTCATATATTACTCCTTAGCTAAGGTTAATTTATAGTTGCGTTCCAAGAAACGTCTTCGATAATATCGATTGCTTGTGTTATTTCAACAGCGTATGAGAAGGTTACATCAAGTGTGAAACTAGCCACCCAAGTTGTATCTCTCTTTTCAGGTACTCTGCGAACCTCACTCTTACGCATAACAGCAAGGTTTTCTGTACCGAAATGGAATCTAGATGCAGCGTTATCCATTACCGCTTCAAAGTGATACGCTAGATCACCTGCATCTTTACCTACGAACATGAATCTTACGATTGTCTCATACTCGTTTCGGGAAAGTATTTCTAAGTTGTCATTATAATAACCGGCATAAGTAGAGTTATACTCCATACCGATCTTATCAGCTCTTAGAACATTAATAGCACAATAAGTGCCTCTAGGCTCCTGCCCACCTTGATGTGAGTGGATTACCTGATTATCTGTGATAATTTTCTTACTAGAGTTATAAAGAGCGGTTCTTACCAAATCATATACATTCATCTTGGAATAACCTCTGGTTCTTCGTTAATCTTCTCTTTCATAACTCCAATGGCCTTGTAATGGTTTAAGATGCCCATGCTGTAATTAAGAACTTTCATTACACGGTATCTGTCACCCTCCCATTCAAATTCGTCTGGGCCATTCTCATTTTCTTCTTCACTGTAGATTGGAGAGCTTGAGTAGACCTTAACCATCTTTTTAGATCGGTCTGCTTCCTCAACAATCATAGTTTCCTTATAACCAACTGGCTGAATGTTTGCCATAATCTCAACACGGCTTGCTTCAGCCTCTACCCAAATACCATCAACATAAGAACCACCACCGTTGAAGTTAGAGGGTCTATATAAAGTTAATGGTACTTTACCTGTAGCGTTTAAACCAATAAACTTACTTGTAAACATTAATCAGACCCTCTTACAATTCGATAATCAACTGCGTTAACCATAACGCCAGTGTGGTAAAGTGGGTCATTAAAGCCTTTAGCGTCAGCCCACCAATCAGAGTTGCTACCCGGATAATCGTAGATAATTGTCTTCAATTCATTTGAGAAATCATCACCGATTTTATTCAACTCTTTTAGGAAAGGTACGTTCTTCTTGTATAGAAGTAGATAGAATAAATTCTTCGCTCTTTTCTTAAAGTTCTTGGAAGCATATTGTTGGAAGTCTACTGTCATAAACGGTCTGGGAGGTACTTGACTTGTACCTTGATCGTTCATCCAAGCAACTTCAGAAACGTACATATTGTCGTTGTCAGGCCCGTAGCGTTCACGTTTAAAGAAACCTACGTCTACAGACCTTTGATCAAACTTCATTAATCGCTTTTTAAGTTGTTCCCAACCTCTACGATTAGACTTCAAACGGCCCGTCATAGTCTATATCCTCATATACGTGTTCATCGATAGAGAAGCCACGATAAGGAGTAGGACGAACATTGTCAGGGTCTGAATCATTCTCCAACATATCTTTCTTAGAGATACCACCAGCATAGGGCATAGGTAGAATGTTGCTGAAGTTTGGATTATTAACAAGTTCAAGAAGGTAATCTCTGTAGTTCTTGAAGAACTCATTACCATAAACTTCAATATCGCCTGTACGTTCTCTTGTGTATCTAGTGATGTTAGCTAGAATGTACCTAGCAGCTTCAATAGCAGATTGCTTTTCGTTTTGATTGTTTTTATCAAGAACGTATTGATAGGTTGCATCTTCAAGAAACACATAATTAGGGTCAGTATCACCTGTGATCAGACGAACCCTATCTAATGCATTGTTTACTGGATCACCTGTGAATGCCATATAACTCTCCTAGGTTATTTCTTATATTATACAGAACACTTATAAATGCTCTCTATAATACAAGAAAAGGAGAGGGCGAACCCTCCCCCTTTACTCGATCAGACTTCTATTAGTTAGAGCTGAAACCACGAACAACAATTTGCGGTCTACGCAGCATGTTGATGAAGTTAGACTCAGACTGAAGTACGATTTCTTCGTCACGGCTTCCGCTGTATTCAAAGACGTAAGCTTCTTCACCAGTTGTGTTAACAAAGCTAAACTTGTTAGCAGGTGAGAAGTAAGTCATGAACATATCTTCAACACCCATTGGGAGGAAGTATGCATCGCCAGCAGGAATCAGAGCAGAACCGTTGTACTTACCACGGTACTCAATGTAACGGATACCACCGTGTACAAACTCACGGTACAGGCCGCTTCCTAGACGGTCACGAGCAGGTTCCTGAGTAGAAGTGTAGTACTTGTAAGCTTCTTTAACACCAGCTTGGCTGATAAGCTTACCGAAGTACTCAGGTGAACATAGAGCAACAATTTCAGTTACCAAATCACCACTCAGGATGTTATCTTGGATATGAGCAATTACTTCCTCACCCTTAGCGATAACATCAGTACCAGCAGTACCAAGAACAAAGTCAACTTCTTTACGGGTAATACCGAAAGAGCTATACCAATCAGTTACGATTGTGTTGTTCGGAGCGTAAGCAGTACCCTGAGTAAGAGCTTGACAACGTGCAGCTTCAAGAGTTACAGCGTGGTTACGACGGATACGAGCAAGTTTACGTGCACGAACGGCAGCAACTTGTTCTTCAGCGTTTGCTTCACCATAAGCGCGTTTACCCTGTACGTCCTCTGGCTTGATGTAGTCATCAAGTGGGAAGTGAGGGATAGCGAAGCTGTGTAGTTCGCGCAGATCGTCTTTGTTCATGTTGTTACGTTCACCGCGAACACGGTCAGAAATCAACGCCAGAGACTGATCAATTTTTTCAACAGTGATGCTATGTTGAGCAACACCTTCATTGTTGAAGATACCCATTTGGTTTACAAGACCCCAAGTATTCGGGATTACCAAAAGTTCTTCAGTATAATCGACTAACTCAAAAGGTTTGTCAAAACTACGAATTGTAGCCATTAGTTACTCCTAATTTATTATTAAATTTGTGTGTCTACGTTGATGCCAAGGGCTTCAATCTGGGCTTTAGCAGCAGCTTCGTCAACACCAGCCTTGAATACCAGACCACCGTCAGCTACAATAGCAGGGCCTTTAACCAGCACAAGAACAGTAGTATCTGTAGCAGCAGGAATAGAAATGTCCTGTAGAACGATAGCAGCAGCGGTTTCAGAACCGTCAACAGCAGTTTCGTCATACTGAACGTATTTACCTGAAGCAGTTACTTTACCAAGAACTTCACCGATTTTATAATCAACAGCAGAAGCTTCGTTAACAGTAACAGCTAGGCGGCAGTAGCCTTGTTCAGACCACAGTTCGCGTTTCAACATATTTGAAAGACGCGGAGCATCACTTGCAATAAGAGCCATATTTATTTTCTCCAATAATACGTATTATTAAGGTTTATTCGAATTATGCGTATTGCTTTCTAAGCAATTCCATAGTTGCAGAATGTTTAGCAGCAGGTTCTTCCTGTTCAGCGTCAGCACCCTTCTCAGTGAACATCTCTCCTGCATCAGCAGCAGCAGACATTGCTTTAAGAGTATCAACAGCTTCAGCGAAAGACTCATCGCTCATGCCTTCAAAAGACTTAAACAGCTTCTCAGCTTTTTCTTCATCTTTAACAGCATCTTTCAAAAGTGCTTTACGAGTTTCAGCAACACGCTCTGCTTCTTTTGCTTTATAAGTTTCGATAGTTTCGTTAGCTTTCTGAAGATCAGTCTTAAGTTCGCTAACGGCTTTCTCGATAAGTGATTCAACTTCTGATTTTTGAATCATATCTTTATTTTCATCCATCGGAGTTACGTCCTCTTTGGTTTTATTTACGTTTTGTTTAGAAACGCCCTCTTGAGGTTCACCCTCTGAGGACATAGCTTTTTCGATCATAAGTTGATCTTGTAGAAGTTTGTCGAATTGTTCTTCGGTTACTTCTGAGAGAGCCTTGGTCATATCTTCTGCTTTAAATAGAGATTTCATAATCTCCACAGAATCAATTTTTGATTGGATATATTCCTCATAGGAAGTAACATCGTTATCTTCCATTTCGGTATCATAACCAAGGATACGAGCAAGAATCTCTGCATCTTCGTAGTATAGTCCGAAGAACCTTCTCAGAAATTCTTGAATGGTCATTGTTACTCTGACCATATCCGCTTTTTCAACGAATGCTTGTGGGATTCCTTCAGTAGACTTGGTAATCAATGTGGTATAACCATTAGCAGGGCCACCTTGATGCTTACCGACAAGAGCTACGTGAGAACCGTCAGCTTCGAAGTTAAAATTCTTAAGTCTGCGTTTAGCCTTAGTCATTATCTTCTAAAACCTCATAGTTAGCGGCACAACCAATGCTAACACCATTGATTTCACCTTTCTTGATATAATCCCAAATCTCATCATCCTCTACTTGCCAAACTTGCAACCAGCTACCTTTTGCGATAAACTGTTCTCCAAGATAAAAGTCGGAAGGAGCAATATAAGATTCAACAATAGTTGCTAGGTCTGTCTCAGTTGCGTGGAAAAGGTTTGCTTTTCGGCAGTGGACTTGGAAATTGTGGCAAGCTTTACGAATTTCATCGGCATCGTAAACATCACCATGAAGGTCTACTTCATCAGGAGCAAGAACTAGGAAAGTCGCTTGCTTAAGTTCTTCATCGAGAGCTTTAGAGACTGGAATGCCATCTTTAGATTCTGTTGATTCTTCGTGGCGAGGGCCTTCTTCAGCTTCTCCAAAACATTTTTGCAGGAGGGCTGTTAAACCCTCCAGAAATTTTGCATTATCCATATATGTTGTTACCCCGTATTATCTGCATTGTTAGATGAGTTGTCGGTAGAGGCAGCACTTGTAGAAGTTCCATTACCACTACCAGCAGCCATTCCATCACCTGATCTCGACTCTTGCTTAGGCAAGGCATCTTTATCGATAGCTTCGTCGTCAGGCTTAGGGTCAACACCGAAAGCAACTGTTCTGATCTTGTTCATAACAGGTCTGTCAGCTTCAATAGCGTTAACAGAGAAGATACGTTGAATTGCTTTAGAGAATTCTTCAAGATCGACTTCAGTAAGATCACCAAATTGGAATTGTGGAAGATCAGTGTCGTCCCATCCATTCAATGCGAATGTTTGAGGAATCAAGTCATTGTTTAGAACGTCAGAGATTTCTCTAAGTCTTGCTTCAATAGCCATAGACATGAGGCTAGTCTTTTCACCAGCAAGAGCAAAAGAACCTACTTGGTCTTGACCCATTTTAAGGAAGTCAGCAAAAAGCAAAGTAAGGATTTTATTATCCCAACGCTTAATGATAGTATCAGTATCATATTGCTTACCACCTTGAACACCCATCAATTCAAAGTCGAAAAGAGGTTGTCTTGATTCAGGGTCGTGAGCTTGTGGAAGAACGATACCAGCTTGTTCGTTATGATGAATGTTACGAATGATTTTCTGGTAATGCTCGTAGATCGCTTTTTCTTCAGGAGTAGCGTCTTCTGACATATAGCGAGGCGGAATCTTAATAACTGGCATACCAACCATATCACGGCTGATACCAATAGCCTCTTGTTCTTCAATGATACTTCTGTACTTCCAAGCGAAATAAGCTTTCTTCAGAGGGCTGTTACCTTCTGGATTGTTTCGCTTAGGGTTAGTTCTGAATAGTAGGAACTTCTTACGTGGAATCTCAATCTTATTTGAGTTTGTAAGAATGTTTCTGAATCGTTGTAGATCATAACTTGCAGAAAGGTCTTGCTCGACTCCGATTACCTCTCGACCATCTTCAGAGAACAAGAACTTCTCGATAGTGTCCTGAGAGCGTACAGGGAGCTTCCTCCAGCCGATTAGACCATCGCTGTACTTAGACCCTTGATCTTTCAAACGGCGTCTGTAGACCTTCTCATGGACGCTGAAGCCGTATGTAAGGAAGCTGGTAACTTCTTGAATGAAGTTCATCCAAGTATGCTCCATATCATCTTTACACTGTTCAATGAATCTTGCTTTTTTCTTCTGGTCTTCAGTAGCGTCTTTAGGAGGCTTGACTTCCCATTCTACTCTTGCTATCATCATTTCAAATAGTTCAAGAGCAGCAGCAATTGTGGCATCGTAGCCCATTTGCTTGTAAGTAGTGACTACAGCAGGCCAACGAAGTTCTTTCTTCATTTCCTCGTAGATACGGTCATTACTTACTTTAAGACCTACAGTGGACATTTCACCCATTCTAAGTCTTGGGGGTGTTGCATCGCCAGATTGTAAATTCAATTTTTCTTCTGCCATATATCCCTCAAGTATAAGTTAGTGTGAATGGGTTGGACTGTGTAAAGCTTGGTAACTTAAAGTCAGGTAATGTAATAGCCTGAGTCAAAGCCCAATAAGCATCAGATGATGCGTCAACTTGGTCGTCCTTCCTGTTTCTATCCCCATCAAATGCTTCCAATTCATCTACGTAGGTATCATTCCAAGGAGCTTGTACGATCTTAACAAAACCAGCTTCAGATACAGAAGCATAAGGAGCAAAGCGTGTAAGCTTGTTTTGGTTTGTTTGTTTGATCTTTGAATAGAACCCTAAGTCTGCCAAGTCTCTTACAAGTTGTTGAGCGTAAGCTTTACCAGCAGCACCGGGGTCAGCAGGAATGATAATCTGAGTATCTACACCATCTTCTTTGGCACATTTTACAATTTGCTGGAACACACCTTGGAATCGATCACGGAATCTACATACATCTTCAACGATATAGTTGTTATCTTGATCTAGGCTCATCAGAACGCCAACCGTCCAGTCGGGGTTGGGATAAGTTTCAGAAGGAATACTACCAGAAATATCCCATGCTCTAACTCTCTTTTTAACTTTAAGAGGTTTTTGTGGGATAAATGAAACCCATTCTTTTTTCCAGTAACCAGATTCTTCAGGTCTTGCATACCAAGAACCGTAAAGAAGTCTCTCTTTCTCAACACGAGTAAGTGATTTAAGACGAGATACGTAGCTAGGATCGGCCTCCATTAGAGGCGGGTTGTCATAAATTGTTGCAGGGTGAAATACAAAAGAAACGATACCACTTTCAGGCCCGCCTCCATATATTTCTTCAAGTTCTTCTCTAGTATCTGCCCAAACAAGTTCTTCACCGTTACGAACAAAGTAACGCATGACACCAGCCTTCTCGGGGTCTGGGATGCCTGTTTCTGGGTCTAGATACCACTCTACCCACTTACGTAAGAAACTATCGTAGTCGGGGTTACAAGTGATCTTCATTTGAGTTTTGTATTTTGACTTCGGAGCACGAAGACGAGAACGCAAGTAATCAATCATAGTTTCAGAGAAGTGAGTACCCTCATCAAAGAGAACGAAGCTGTACTGTGCACCCTGATGCGAATACTTGTCTTTTTCCATTTCAAGGTGTGAGAATTTAATCTGAGCGCCTGAAGGGAAAACTACTACCTTGTCCTTTTCTCTGAACTTTACATTCTTATCAAATTGTTTATACATGTGTTGTGCAGTATCCCACAGACCACCACCAGCAGTAATCTCTGGCATTGTTCTACGGAAAATTACACCACGAAAGAATGGATCATCTACGAAAAGAAGTGGAGTCATTAAACCTACGAAAGACTTACCTGAACCGGCTGCTCCACCAAATACTGTAATGTCAGCTTCGCTCAATAGGAAGTCTTCTTGCCTTGGACTGGCAGGGCCTATTTTGTCTGACATACTATTTCCTCAGAAATGAACAAATAGAATATACTAATATTTTACATGATATTTTCTATTTGTCAAGGGGTTGAAGTGAAATTAATTAAAATAATTTGGTACTCCGAGTGAGAGTCGAACTCACAATCAAGAGATTTTAAATCTCCCCGCTTTGCCAATTAGCGTACCGGAGCATGGCACAGAACTAAGGTATCGAACCCTACTAGCAAGGTTTGGAATCTCGCTTGATCACCAGATCG